CTTCCCCGAGAAGGAGGCGAAGGGCGCCCTAGACGAGGAGAACACGCGGAGGCGCGTCAGCGTCATCGAGCGCGCCTGCGACAAGCTCAGCGATGCCGGCGTCTGCGTGCTGAGCGGCGACCGCGACCGCGCGCTGGGCTACGCCGAGGAGACGCTCGGGCTCCACGGCGGTTGGGAGACCGGCGGGTGATCGTCTCCGGGACGCCCGTCGAGCGCCACGGCGAGCTGTACGTCAAGCGCGAGGACTTGAGCTGTCCCCCGCCCGGCCCGCCGTTCTCGAAGGCGCGCGGCGTCTACGCCCACTTGAAGAAGAGGCCGGAGCGGCTGATCGGGGTCCTCGACACCTTCCACTCGCAAGCGGGACACGCCGTCGCGCGCGCCTGCTCGCTGCTGGGGAAGGATTGCGTCAACTTCTACCCGCGGACGGTCCGCGACGGCGACCAGCTTCGGGAGCCGCAGCTGCGCTCCGCGGGCTTGGGCGCGCGGCTGGAGCCGCTCGCCGCGGGGCGCTCCTCCGTTCTGTACCACCAGGCGGCGCGCTCGATCCGCGAGCGCGGCGGCTACATGATGCCGAACGCGCTCAAGCTCGGCGAGTCGGTGGAGGAGACGGCGAAGGAGGTGCCGGCGGCGCCGTTCGACTCCGTCGTGATCCCGGTCAGCTCGGGGACAATCGCGGCCGGCGTCATCCGCGGGTTCGCGGGCATCGCCGTCCGGCGGTTCTTCCTGCATCTCGGCTACTCGCGCCCGCGCGGAGCGGTCTTGGAGTACGTCGGACGCGCCTCGGGCTTGATCGGCCTGACGGCGCCGAGCGCGGAGCTCATCGTCGTGGACGAGGGGTATGCCTACCGAGACGTCGCGCGCCCAGGTCCGACGCCGCCCTGGCCGTGCAACGTCTACTACGACTTGAAGGCGTACCGGTGGTGGGTCGCTTCGGGGCCGCGCGACCGGACGCTATTCTGGAACATCGGATGATCCGCGCCGCCACGATCGAGGACCACAAGGCGATCTTCACCATCGCGAAGCAGTCGGCCTACACCAAGGACTTCGGTCACATGATGTTCTCCGGCCGGGCGCAGTATGGCCTCGGTTGGATTCGCGTGGCGACGGAGGACGAGCGGATCGTCGGCTTCACTTGCGTGCGCCACAAGGTGCGCTCGCCGGTCACCAAGCTCTATTTCATCGGCACGTCCCCCGCGGTGCAGGGCCGCGGGTTCGGCGTCGCGCTCCTGCGCGACCTCCAAGAGCAGACGCCGCACCCCAAGATCGTCTTCAACGTCGCGCTCGACAACGAGCGCGCGCTCAAGTTCTACGCGCGCTTCGGGGCGGTTCGCGAGGGCTCGGACGCACGCTACCTGTTCTTCAGCATCCCCGGGAGGCGTTGATGGACCACGCTGCTTGGCTGGCCGCCGGGGCCGAAGGCGAAGACGAGACGCGCGAGCGCTACATGTACTTCATGCGGCCCGAGCCGCTCGATCGCGAGCTCGGGCCGATCATTACGATGCACGACGAGCTGACGGGGCGCGAGATGCGCTCGCGCACGGCCTTCGTCGGGATGACGCGCAACGCGGAGCCGGAGGCCAAGAAGGAGTTCCGGGTCTACCTCGACCCCATGCCCCACATTCGCGTCGAGCATGCGAAGCCGCTGCAGGGCTGGTACCAAGCGAAGCTCGACCCGGAACACCGACCGCGCCCTTGCTTCACCGACGCGATCTTGACGGAGCCGTACGGTGGCTACTGCTCGGTAGGCTGTAGCTTCTGCTACGTGAATTCTGGCATGCGCGGCTACCGCGGCTCGGGCCTCGTCTCGGTGCCGATCGACTACGGCGCGCAGGTACGCAAGCAGCTCGCGACGCTCAAGACGTCCGCGGCCGGCTACTTCAGCTCCTTCACGGATCCGTTCCTGCCGCTGGAGAGCTACTACCACAACAGCGAGTCCGGCGCCTCGGCGTTCGTCGAGGCAGGGCTGCCGATCTTCTTCCTGTCGCGTCTCTCCTACCCCGGTTGGGCGATCGACCTGTTGAAGCGAAACCGCTACAGCTACGCGCAAAAGTCGATCAACACCCCGAGCCCGGCCGACTGGAAGGCGCTCTCGCCGGGCGCGATCTCGCTCGACGAGCACTTCGCGGAGATCCGCGAGCTCCGGCGCCAGGGCATCTACGTCTCGATCCAGGTCAACCCCGTCATGGCGGGGATCGTCTCGCACGAGGACGTCGAGCACCTCTTCGAGCTCCTCGCGGACGCGGGCGCCAACCACGTCATCGTCAAGTTCGTCGAGGCCGGCTACAGCTGGGCGCCGACGATGGTCTCGCGCACGCTCAAGCGCTTCGGTCCCGAGCGCACGGAGAAGTTCCAGGCCCTCTTCACGCAGAACATCGGCGGGCAGCGAACGATCGCTGAGGAGTACCGCATGGAGGGCCACCACCGCTACCGGCGGCGGGCGACCGTCCTCGGGATGACCTACGCGACCTGCTACGAGTACCGCTACGCGCGCGACGAGGCCGGCGAGATCCTCTCGAAGCAGGGCGTGTCCGTCGGCAAGGAGTTCCTGACGGGCGATCAATGCCACGGCCACCGCGTGCCGATGTTCTCGCGCGAGCGGTTGAGCGATCCGTTCCGGGAGGTTGAGGAGTGTCCGCCGACCGGCTGTCTCGTATGTTCGGACGACAACGCGGGGAAACCAAGATGCGGTTCAGAGCTGTTCGGCCAAGCGAAGGCGTTGCGACTCCCGGATCTGCGGACGAGCGTCCACCGGACGATCGACGAGGCGGACGAGTAAGCGAGCTCCAGCGGGGCGCGCTCCAGTCCCTGCGCGCGTCTCCGCTCGGCTTCTCGGCGCTGTGCGAGACGCTCGCCGTCAAGGCGTACACCAAGGAGGGGAACGCGGTCGACCGCGCGCTCCAGGCGCTCCGCAAGCGCGGCTGGGTGAGCTACTCGCGCGCGGCGTTCCTCGGCGGGCAGTGGCGGTTGACTCCCGCGGGGATCGTCGAGCTCGAACGGATCGAGTCCGAGGCCAAGCGCGCGACGGGGCTCGGGCACGAGTGAAGCAGCTCGCCGAGTTCTTCGCCTTCGCGCGCGAGCGCTACGAGATCAAGCTCCGGCGCGACCGCGGCGAGCACCCGCCCTGGACCAAGGACCCGGTGCTGCGGACCTACCGCTTCTGCAATGTCTTTCGCGAGGACGACCGCGTCACGCGCTGGTTCCGCGACAACATCCGCCAGCCGCTCTGCCAGGCCCCCGACGTCCTTCTCGCTACGATCGCCTTCCGGTGGTTCAACTTCGTCCCCTCGGGCGAGGCGCTCAAGCCGATGCTGCTGCGCGGTGAGTGGAACTTGGCGGAGGCGCGCCGGCTCCTGCGCGAGGTCCGAGCGCGGTTCGGGCAGGTTGTCACCGGCGCCTTCATGGTCCACTCTCCGAACGGGATCGGCCTCGACAAGATCGACGGCTTGACGCAGCGCATCGCCGAGTTCGCCGAGCAGAAGAACCTGCTGCACGGCAAGATCCGGACGGGGTGCTCGCTCGAAGCCGCGCACCAAGCGATCCTCGACGCGCGCGTCGACTCGATGGGGCGCTTCATGGCGTACGAGGTCGTCACTGATCTCCGCTGGACCAGCCTCCTCTCGCGCGCGGGTGACATCTTCCACTGGGCCTCCGCCGGTCCCGGCGCGGCGCGCGGGCTCGCTTGGGTCATCCGCGGGGACCTCGGCGAAGTCCAGTCCTACGGAAGCGCGCGAGCCCAGACCGAGATGAACGCGCAGATGCGCGAGATCCTCGCGGCCTCCAAGGACGAGGACCATTGGCCGGGCGCGTGGCCGTTCTGGGAGATGCGCGAGGTGGAGCACTCCTTGTGTGAGTACGACAAGCACCAGCGCGCCGCGAAGCTCGGCGAGCGGCTCAAGCGGAGGTTCACCCCATGCTGACGGTCAAGGCGAGGAACGTCCATCAAGCCCTCCCCGAGGTCATGCGCCTCGCCCAGCTGCGCGGCTACGAGCGCGAGAGCCGCAACGGTCCCGTGCGGCTGCTCCCGGAGCCGCTCTCGATCGAGTATGCGCGCCCGACGGAGCGCGTGGTGTTCTGGGCGCAGCGCGACGCCAACCCGTTCTTCCACCTCTTCGAGGCACTCTGGATGCTCGCCGGACGCGCGGACGTCGCCTTCCCGGCGCGCTTCGCGAAGCAGCTGGCGGCCTACTCCGACAACGGCCGAACGTTCAACGCCGCCTACGGCTGGCGCTGGCGCTCGTTCTTCGGCGTCGACCAGCTCAACTCGATCGTCGCCGCGCTGCGGAAGGACCCGAACGACCGGCGCCAGGTCCTGGCGATGTGGGACGCGCGGCGCGACCTCGGGCTCGACTCGAAGGACATCCCCTGTAACCTCACGGCTTGCTTCCAGCTCGGACCTTGGCGGGCCGGTGACATGCCGGACGGCTCCCCGGGGGTGGCGTTCGACCGCGAGCTCAACATGCTCGTCTCGAACCGCTCGAACGACCTCGTGTGGGGCGCCCTCGGCGCGAACGCGGTCCACTTCAGCGTGCTCCAAGAGTACCTCGCCGCGCGGATCGGCGCGAAGGTCGGGACCTACCACCAGGTCACGATGAACGGCCACGTCTACCAGCGCCACTACGGACTCATGGCCGAGCTCGCGGACGTCGCGGCGGAGCCCACCATCGGCGGCTGCGGTCTCGGCGACCCCTATCTCAAGGAGCTCGTCGGCGTCGTCCCGCTGGTTCAAGACCCGGAGCGCTTCGAGCGCGAGCTGCACGCGTTCGTCGACGGCGCTCACGAGCGCTACAAGGAGCCGTTCCTTGCGCGCGTAGCCTTGCCGCTGCTCTGCGCGCATGATGCTTGGGCGCGCGACGACCTCGCGGGGGCGCGCCACCATCTGGTCGCCGCCCGGGACTGCGACTGGAAGCGCGCCGCGAGCGAGTGGCTGGAGCGTCGGGTCGACAAGAAGCTCGGCGTATCTGTAGCGCGATGACGATCCTTCCCTTCCAGCTCGCGCGCGCCCTGCGCGAGGGCGGCGCGGTCGAGCGCTGCCACACGATCCCGCACCACGGCAGCTACACCGTCGGACAGCACAGCTACGACGCGTTGTCGCTCCTGCTCGTGCTCCATCCGGATCCGACGCTCGCACTCGTCAAGGCCGTCTTGTGGCACGACGTTCCGGAGCGATGGACCGGGGACGTCCCGGCGAATGCCAAATGGGACAACCACCGACTCGCCCACGCCCTCGCGGTCTCGGAGGGGAAGGTGTTCGACGCGCTTGGGCTCGGCCCGCTCTTCGAGGGACTTAGCGAGGAGGAGTGCTCCTGGCTGCACGCTGTCGATCGGCTGGAGCTGTGGCTGTGGTGCCAGGACCAGCTCGCGCTCGGCAACTCCAACGTCCGCGTCGTTCAGAAGAACCTGGCTGAGTGGAGCGGCGCGCGCTCGGCGATGCCGGATCCCGTCTGGCGCGTGCTCCAGCAACTCGTCCCGGCGCCGCGGACGGACGCGTTGCCGGTCGCTCTCAAGGAGGTCGGTTGATGCAAGACCTTGTGGAACGTCTCCGCCTCGCGACGACGCGCGCGGAGGTCTGCACGCTCCTCAACAGCCTGCGCGCCGAGCCGGACGAGTTCTTCCGCTACCGGGAGATGCTGGCGCCGCTCGCGCAGAGGGACGTCGCCGGCATCCTGCGGAAGGACAACGAGTACGCCGGCTCCTGGAAGCGCCGCGGCGGGACGGGCGCCTTCATGATGCTCGCGCGGAAGTGGGACCGGCTGGAGCCACAGGTCAAGCGCCACGGCTTCGACATCTTCGCCGCGGCGCTGGCCGACGCCCGCCCAGAGGGGATCCTCGACGACATCGCTGACCTCCGCAAGTACCTGCTGCTGGTCGAGGCCGAGATCCGCGTACAGCTACACCTCCCCATCGACACCACCGAACCCGAGTCACCCTGATGAAGCGCGAAGTCCTCCTCGCCGACCTGAAGAAGATCGAGCCGGCGCTCGCCAAGAGCTCTCCCTACCCGGCCCTCACCCACGTCTTGTTCCGCGACAAGACGGCGATTGCCTACGACGACGCGCTGGCGCTCAAGCGCAAGGTCGAGCTCGACGGCTTCGAGGGATGTCTGCCCGGGCGGCTGCTGATCGACTTCCTCGGCGCGAGCGCGGCCGAGGATCTGGAGCGGACCGACGAGGCCGCGGAGGGCTCGATCGGCTTCAAGCTCGGGCGCTCGAAGATCGAGCTGGCGATGCTGCCGGCCGACGACCATCCGTTCCGCGCGCCGGAGGCGGCGGACGCGCTCGCAATCGACGTCCCGGAGACGTTCCCGGCGAACCTCGCGAAGGCCGCGGTGACGATGGGCCTCGACTCGCTGCAGCTGTGGTGCTTCGGCGTCACGCTGGTCGTCGAGAAGGGCGAGGGGCGGCTCCTCTCCACGAACACCTACGCAGCCTCGCGCGTCTACCTCGGCAAGTTCGGGGCGAAGGATCTCAAGGAGCTCCTGCCGCCTCGCTTCGTCGAGGTCTTCGGTCGCCTCGCGTCGAAGAGCAAGGCGCTGAAGCTCCTCGTGTGGGAGGGCGATTGCATCGGCGCGACGTTCGAGGACGGCACCGAGCTGTTCTGCAAGACGGTGCCCGAGGCCGACCCCGAGAAGCTCGCGAAGGTCTTCGACCGCGGCGATAACAAGCGCCAGCCGATCCCTGCCGACTTCGACCGGGGCCTCGCGCGCGCGAAGATCTTCATGACCTCGTCGGTGCTGATCGAGCGCGTCGCCGACTTCCGGATCGCGAAGGAGCGGCTCGCCATCGAGATCCGGAACGAGCGCGGCTCGTTCCGCGATTCCTGGAAGTTCCCGGAGCACCCCGACATCCTCGTGAAGAGCGTCCCGGAGCTCCTCACGGGGCCGGTCTCGCACAGCACCTCGGTCTTCTTCGGGGAGAACGCTGTCGAGCTATCCGGTCCGGACTGCGACTTCATCATCGCCAACCAGAAGTAGGCCGGTGCTCCAGAGCCTGTTCGGGACCCGGGCCGACGCCCGGGGCGATGGGCGCCGGCGGCGGGGTGGCGAGCAGGCCCGGCTCATTCGCTCGGCCGCCGACATCAACCCGCGCGCCAAGCACCCGGACATGGCGCCCTCGGGCTCGAAGTCCCCGCGGGTCTACATCCTCGGCGAGGCGCCCGGCGAGGAGGAGGACGCGCGCGGCGTCCAGTTCGTCGGCAAGTCCGGGAAGCGTCTGCGCGAGCTGCTGCCGCGCGGCGTCGAGACCGAGCTCCGCTGGAACAACGCCTGCCGCACCCGCCCGCCCGAGAACCGGACGCCCACGCCCGAGGAGGTCGAATTCTACAGGCTCGCGCTGCTCGCCGACATCGAGGCGACGCGCCCGGCTGTCGTGATGGCCGTCGGGGGAACCGCGATCGCGACCCTCCTGCCGGACCTCGGACGCGACGTCGAGCTGTCCCGAGGCCGGCGCTTCCCGCTCCGCGTCGGGAAGCACGAGGCCTGGGTCTGCCCCGTTCATCACCCCGCCTACATCATGCGGGTCGAGAACGACCGGAAGACCGACGGGGACGTCCCGGGCGAGGAGTGGCGTCGCGTTTGGGAGCGGGACGTCGCGGGCGTCTTCAAGCTCGCCTCCTCGCTCGAACCGCCGGCGCCCTACGACCTCGCGCTCATCGACAATGGGATCGACCTGCTGACGGACGTCGGCGCGATCCTGGAGCAGCTCCGGATCGCCTCCCACCCCAACAACGCGTCCTCGGCCGCGAGCCACGCCTTCGACATCGAGACCTCGCGGCTGCGGCCGTACTACGCGGACGCTCAGCTCCTCACGATCGCGATCGCGACCGGACAGCACGCCTTCGCCTTCCCGTTGGACCACGCCGAGGCGAACTTCTCGCCGCAGGATCGCGAGGCGATCTGGAGCGCGTTCCTGGGCTGGCTCTCGACGCCGGCGCGGAAGATCGCGCACAACCTGGCGTTTGAGCTGGAGTGGATCGCGCACCGCGGCGGCGGGCTTCGCCGCGCGCGCTGGGGTGACACGCAGGCGGACGCCTACGTCCTCGACGAGCGGAAGAACGGTCACGGGCTGGAGTTCCTCACGCTGCTGCGCTTCGGCTTCGCGATCAAGAAGCATAGCTCGGTCTCGCGGAAGCGCGCGGCCGGCGAGCACCTCAACACGCTCCTGCGGTACAACGCGCGCGATGCCAAGTTCACTCTGATGCTCTCCGCGGTCCAGGAGCGCGATCTGCGGCGCGAGGGGCTCATCGCCATCCGCGACGAGCACGTCCGGCGGATCCCGTCCGCGGTCGGGATGCAGTGCAAGGGCCTGCTCGTCGACCAGAAGCGACGCGCGCAGTTCGACGAGGAGCTCGCCCGGGACCTCGACCAGCTCCGACGCGGCATGAGCGCGCGGCCCGAGGTCGAGGAGTACCGCAAGCGCTTCGGCGCGTTCAACCCGGCGTCCAACGACGACCTGGCGCGGATGTTCCGCGACGTGCTCGGCCGGCGCGAGGGCGAGCGGAAGCTCGGGAAATACTCGACCGACGAGGACACGCTCAAGCTCATGACCGACGTCCCGCTCGCGGCGGAGATCCTGCGGCTCCGACAGACCTCGAAGCTCAAGAGCACCTACGTCGATCGCCTCAACCCGGCCCACCGCGACAGCTACGTCTGGCCGGATGGTCGGATCCACGCGCAATTCAAGACGCTTGCGACCGACACCGGGCGACTCGCGAGCGAGGAGCCCAACGGACAGAACTGGCCGAAGCGGAAGCGCGCCGACATCCGCGCGCAGATCGTCCCGTCGCCGGGCCACCTCTTTGTCGCGGTCGACTACGCCCAGATCGAGGCGCGCGTCATCGCGATGCTGTCCGGCGATCGGAACCTGGTCCGATCGATCCACGAGCGCTACGACATCCACCTGGAGTGGGCGCAGCGCATCGCGAAGGAGCACCCTCCCGTCCTCGACCGCTACGATGGCGACGTCAAGAAGTTCCGCAAGATCGATGTCAAGAGCTCGTGGACCTTCCCGCTGTTCTACGGCGCCAAGGTCGAGCTCGTCGCCGCGCTGCTGGAGATCCCGCGCCAGAAGGCGGAGAAGCTCTACAACGAGTTCTGGGGGCAGTTCCCGGGCGTGCAGGCGTGGGGCCGCGAGCTCCGCCGCAACTACCGCCGCGACGGCTACGTCGAGACCCTGACGGGCCGCCGGCGCCACGCGCCGCTGAGCGACAACATGATCGGGAACACCCCGTCCCAGGGGACGGCATCCGACATCGTCGTCGACGCGATGAACCGCCTCTCGGAGCTCGCGGAGGAGACGGGGCAGCCCTGGTTCCAGCCCAACCTCAACATCCACGACGACCTGACGTTCGAGGTTCCCGAGCGGGAGCTTGAACGAGCTACTTCAACGATCGTTGAAGCGATGGTCTCGGGGGACTACCCGTGGTTCAACGACATCCCGATTGAGGTGGAGGTATCAGTAGGGCGGAATTGGTACGAGCTAGACCCAATCGGCAAGTTCTCCTCCGATGAAGCCGCGTGACTTGAAGCCCCTATGAACCTCGCGCTCAAGTACCGCCCGGCCAAGTTCGACGACGTCGTCGGCCAGGTCTCGGTCGTCAAGTCGCTCAAGAAGCTCGTCAAGGAGCGCGCCCAGCACGCCTACCTCTTCACCGGCCCGTCGGGGACCGGGAAGACGACGCTCGCGCGGATCGTCCTCGGCGAGCTCGGCGTCGACGAGCACAACCTTCGCGAGGTCGACGCCGCCACCAACACGGGCATCGATGCGATGCGCGAGGTCGCTGGGCCCCTCGTCTACGCGCCGGTCGGCGGCGGCAAGGCGCGCGGGCTCATCATCGACGAGGCGCACGCGCTCTCCAAGGCGGCTTGGGACTCGCTCCTGAAGGCGGTCGAGGAGCCGCCCGCCCACGTCTTCTGGTGCTTCTGCACGACGGCGCCGGCGAAGGTCCCGAAGACCATCCAGACGCGCTGCGCCGCCTACGAGCTCACCGCGATCAAGGGCGACACCATCTTCAACCTCCTCGTCAAGGTCGCCGAGGCCGAGCGCTTCCCGGTGTCAGACGAGGTGCTATCGCTCGTCGCCGACTGCGCGCTCGGATCGCCGCGCCAGGCGCTGATGTTCCTGGCGCAGGTCAGCGAGATGACGGAGGCGGTCGACGCCTTGCCGATCCTCCGCAAGATTTCGGAGGAGAGCGAGCCGGTGGTGCGCCTCTGTCGCGGGTTGTGGCGCCGCGAGCTCAACTGGCCCAAGGCCATGGAGATCCTCGACGGGCTCGAAGAGGAGGGCGCCGAGGGGATCCGCGCCGTGGTCTTGTCGTGGTTCACGAAGGCCGTCCGCAACCCGAAGTCGACCAGCGACGAGGTCAAGAACGGCCTCGCTGTCCTCGAAGCGTTCTCGGCGTCCTACGCGCCGTCCACGAACCTCTCGCCGGTTCTGCTGTCGCTCGGAGGGCTGCTGCTGTGAAGTGGGACGAGCTCCAGGACCGGATCCGGATCGACCGCGACGCGCTCGACAACGAGGTCTCGGAGCAACCGGAGCTCCTCTTCCACGCGGGTCGCCAGTACGCTGCCTCTGTGGGCCGTCGCGACGCCGCGAAGGACCGGCTCAAGCAGACCGACGCCGAGCTCCACTTCAAGGTGCGCGCCGACCTCGCGAAGACGACGGAGAAGGTGACGGAGTCGACGGTCGCCGCGCGGATCGAGTCGCACCCGGACCACCTCGAAGCGCGCGACGCGCTCACCGCGGCCCAGAAGGAGATGGAGCTGTGGCTGGCGCTCAAGGAGGCGTTCAGCGAGCGCGGCTGGATGCTGCGGGAGCTGTGCGGCCTCTTCACGGTGGGGTACTTCTCCTCGGCCTCGGTCAGCGGCGGCGCGCCGCGCGAGGTCGAGCGCGCCGCGCACGAGAGCACGAAGACCGAGATGCACCGCCGGCGCCAGGGGGCCACCTGAGTCCGATCCTCCAGTACGTCCTGTGGACCGCGGCCGCGCTCGCCGGGTCGGCGCTGGCGCTCGTGGTCGTCTGGGTCTTCACCTTCACCGCCTCCCAAGCATTCCACGCGGCTCGGTTCTTCGAGCTCGCGCGGTTCACTCGCTCGCGGAGCGAGCCTCCCAAGACCCCTACCAGACGAGTCGCCAATTGAGCCCCAAGTTCCAGTACCAAAAGCGCGACGAGCGCGAGATGTTCGACCGGGGGGACCGCAAGTCGGGTCTCTTCGACTCGATGTTCAAAGACGGCCTCGCCACGACGTCGTTCGACGCCGGCGACTACACCGTCCGGATCATGCCGCCGACCTGGCAGGGCGCGAAGCACTACGGCTTGACGCTGTGGCAGCACTTCGACGTCGGCCCCGATCGCCAGCGCTACCTTTGCAACGAAAAGATGGGGCGCACCGAGCGCTGCCCCGTGTGCGACGAGGCGCGCTCGCTCGGGCGCTCCGCGGGCAGCGACGAGCGCGCGAAGAAGCTCCGCCCGGCCGAGCGCGTGCTGATGTGGGTGGTCGATCGCGCGCGCGAGTCGAAGGGACCCCTGCTCTGGGTGATCTCCTGGGGCGCCGAGAAGGACATCGCCAAGCTGTGTCGGAACCGACGGACCGGCGCCGTGATCTGGATCGACGATCCGGAGGCCGGCTACGATCTCGACCTCAGCGTCGAGCGTCAGAAGACGTTCCTGGTGCCGGGGAACTTCCAGGTGGCGCGCGATCCGTCGCCGCTGTGCGAGGACCAGCGGACCCAGGACGATTGGCTGGAGTACATCACGGCGCACCCGCTGTCGGACGCGCTCGTGTTCTACCCGGCGCAGCACATCGCCAAGGTCTTCGGCGGGGTCCCGCCGGCGGACGTCGAGGGCGAGCCGGACGCGGAGGTCGAGCGCTCGTCAACCCGCCACTTCTCGCGCGAGACCGAGGCGGCCGACGAGCGCCGCGACCGGCGCGAGCTCCGGGACAAGATCGACGAGCGGCCCGCGCCGCGCGAGGCGGCGGCCCGCCCGAGCTCCCGCGAGGCCGAGGAGGACCGTCCGGTGGCCGACCGCGGCCGCGAGGCCGAGCCGGCGCCGCGCGCCCGGGAGCGCCGGCGGGAGCCGGAGCCCGAGGCGCGGCCGCGAGAGCGGGAGGACGAGCGCCCGCCGGCTCGGGAGCGGGAGGAAGCCCGCCCCAGGGAGCGCTCCCGCGAGCCCGAGCCGGATCGCCGGGAGGCCCCGGCCGCGGAAGGCCGCTCCCGCCGCGTACGCGCCACGGAGAGCGCGGAGCCGGCCCGGGACGACCGCCGGGCCAGGGACCCGGAGCCCGCCGGGGAGCGCTTCCGGGAGCGCGTAGCGGACGGCCTCGGCAAGCGCGGGAAGGACGAGGAGGACTAGTTGGCGCGACCCCGCGTCACGCATGTTGAAGAGGCGGCGGGGGAGGACGGCGGGAACTATTGGACCGCCCCGCCCTCCCGCTTCTTCAGCACCGGCTGCGTCCTGCTCGACTGCGCGCTCGGGGGCGGCTGGGCGCTCGGGCGCGTCGCCAACATCATCGGCGACAAGAGCACGGGCAAGACGCAGCTGGCGATCGAGGCGTGCGCGAACTTCGCGCGGACCGTCCCCAAGGGTGACATCCACTACATCGACGCCGAGGCCGCCTTCGACGTGAGCTATGCGGAGGTCGTCGGCCTCCCGTCGGGCCGCGTTCTGTTCCCCGGCGCGGACTCGCCCATCGACACGGTCGAGGCGTTCTTCGAGTACGTCGAGAAGGAGGTCCTGGAGAAGTCGAAGGAGACGCCGCTGGTGATCCTCGACTCGCTCGACGCGCTCTCGGACAAGGCCGAGATGGACCGCGAGATCTCCAAGGGGTCCTACGGCCAGGGCAAGGCGAAGCTGATGGGGCAGTTGTTCCGTCGGCTCAACCAGCGGCTCGCGAAGCTCGGCGCCTGCGTCCTCATCATCTCCCAGGCGCGCGACAACATCGATGCGGCTTGGGGCAAGAAGGAGACGCGCGCCGGCGGTCGCGCGCTCGACTACTACGCGGCGCAGTTCGCGTGGCTCTACCCGCGCGGGAAGATCACGCGCGAGCAGGGGCCGGTCAAGCGCGTCGTCGGCATCGACGTCCTGGCGAAGATCGAGAAGAACAAGGTGGGGTCGCCCTGGCGCGAGGCCAAATACCCGATCCTCTTCAATTACGGCATCGACGACGTCGTCGCTGGGCTGGAGTGGCTCGCCGAGGTCGAGGAGCTCGGCGCGTTCACCGACGCCAAGACGCCGGCCGCGGCGTCGCGCGCCTTCTCGAAGCTCTCCGATGAGGGGTACCAGGTCGAGCGCGAGCGGCTCGCCGGCGTTGTCCGTCGGATCTGGGCCAAGATCGAGGGCGACTTCGCGCCGTCTCGAAGGAAGTACAGCAAATGAAGTCGCCGAAGGAGAAGGGCTCGCGCTTCGAGCGACTCATCTGCGGGCGGCTCTCGCTGTGGGCCTCGGATCTGAAGCGCGAGGACGTCTTCTGGCGCAGCGCGATCTCCGGCGGCCGCGCGACCTTCCGCAAGCGGCGCGCGCTCGTGAGCGTCGACGCGACCTCGGCCGGGGACGTCTCGGCGATCCATCCCCTCGGGTTCCCGCTCGTCGAGCGCTTCTTCATCGAGTGCAAGCACTACCGCGAGCTCAAGCTGGAGCTGTGGCTGCTCGGGAAGAAGGGCGAGCGCGAGGAGCTGTGGGACGTGCCGCTCGCGCGGGCGATCGAGCTCGGGCGCGAGCCGCTCGTCATCGCGCGTCAGAACCGCTGCGACGAGCTCGTCATCACCACGGCGCGCGGCGCCGAGATCCTCCGCCGCGGCGAGAAGGAGCCCGGACGGTTCCCGCTGCGCGGGGTCATCGGGCGGGCGCACTTCTTCCTGCTGCGCGAGCTGCTGGACCTCGACTATGCGCGGATGGTGGCGGCGTGAGCGAGCGCCGGTTCACGCCCGTCGAGGTCGCGCTCAACTACGCGACCGCCGCGCAGCTGCTCTCGCGCGCCGAGGCCGGCGATCCGCTGGCGCTCCGCGGGCGGATCGTCGATCGACTTCGGGACGAGTGCGCGGAGTTCCGCCGGGCGCTTGAACCGCTCGTGACGGACGAGGCGCCGCTCCGTATCTTCAACGTGTGGGATCGAGTCGCTGTCGTGGTCGCCCGCGTCTCGGGCGAGACCGTCATCCGCTTCCCGGTGATGATCGAGGTGCACGACGCGTGATCGGCTCCAAGCTCGCGTTCCTGTGCTCGACCTGCGGGGCGATCGCCATCACGGTCGTTCGCGCTGCGGGCGCGGTCCCGCGCGAGACGCGCTGTCTCGCGCCGCGCTGTCGCGCGGGGCGGATGGCGTTCCGCGGAGCGGTCGACCTCCAGCTACGGGCGGACTTCCAGTGGGTGCGGCTCACGCGCGGCGCGCTCCGTCGCGCGAGACGCGACGGGAACCGCGAGTTGCTGGCGCAGGACGCGCGCGGCGAGCTGTCGCTCGTTCCCTGGCCGCGCGAGTGGAGCAAGGGCGCAACCGAATCGTTCTCCAAGGTCTGGGCGCGGGTTGTTCCCGAAGTCCAGGCCAAGGCAAAGGAATCCGGGACTAGCTCGGCCCCGGAACACGTCAACGACGCAAGCCAAGACCCGGCCCCGGTAGCTCTGGGAGCCCCGGACGTCCCTGGCGGGACGCCCGCGCGGGTCGACGCATCGAGCGAGTCGCAGGCGGAGGACGCTCCGCTGAGCGACCAGCCGGCGGTGGAAAGCCCCGGCTCCAATCAAGGGACCGTCTCGGGCCGCGATCGGTTCGGTGCTCCTTGAGCGCGCGTTCGCCCTGGCACCCGCTCAAGCGGATGAAGGACTGGAACGGTCGGCGGGTTCGGCTCCTCGTCGACACGAGCAACAGGGGCGGGGACGTAATCGAGGCGGGGACGATCTGCACGGCGACCGGCTACCCGCGCGGTCGTCTGTCGATCTCGGCGCCTTGGCCGAAGACGCAGCTGGCGCACCAGCCCCCGCGTTCGCGGGGGTCTACCGCGCGATGGATCACCGGGGTCAGCATTCGGAACGTCGAGCTCATTCCGGAGCCCTACGAGATACGCGCGGCCGAGCTCGCGACCGCCAGCGAAGTTCGGCGAGCTCGGAGAGAGTCGTGAAGGCCCTCTTCACCTCCGACATCCACCTCTCGCCTCGTCCGCGCGACGAGTACCGCTGGCGGATCTTCGACTGGCTGCGGGTGCAGGCGCTGTCGCGCGAGGTCCGCTCGATCTTCCTCCTCGGCGACCTCACGGACCAGAAGGACCGCCACACCAACGAGTTCATCAACCGGATCGTCGACGCGCTCGCGAAGCTCGCCTCCGAGATCGATGGCACGGTCGACCTGCTCGTCGGCAACCACGACTACACCGAGCCCTCGGCGCCGCTGCTGCGCTTCCTGAACTCGGACCCGGTGCGCGTCTACTTCAAGCCCGAGCTGATCGAGCGCGAGGGCGAGCGGATCTGGATGCTGCCCCACTCGCGCGCGCCGATCGTCGGATGGCGCGACCTCGACCTGAAGCGCGGGCGCTTCGCGCTCTGTCATCAGACCTTCGACGGCGCGCTCGTCGAGAACGGCGAGGTGCTGAAGGTCGGGCTGCACCCCGGCGACCTGAGTGGGCGCCTCGCGCGGAACGTCGAGCTGATCTCCGGCGACGTCCACGTCCCCCAGACGCTCGGCTCCTTGGTCTACTGCGGCTCGCCGCACCCCATCCGCTTCGGGGACCGGTTCCAGCCGCGCGTCTTGTACTACGACGGGAACGAGCTGCTGTCGATCAAGCGCGTGGCGATCCGCAAGGTCATCGCGGAGGTCGAGCGCGTCGAAGACCTCGCGGCCTACGAGCTCGACGAGGAGGACCAGGCCAAGGTCGTCTTCGCGCTCCCGCGCTCTCGCTTCGGCGAGTGGGACGAGATCCGGCGCGCGGTCGAGGAGCTCGCTCAAGAGGGCGGATGGCTCCTGGTCGGCGTGGAGCTCGTAGAACTCGACGCGATGGCGGACAAGAAGCTCAAGGAGGCGGCTCCGGTCGAGCGCCTCAAGCCGGTCGAGCTGTTCGAGCGCTTCTGCGAAGCGAACGCGATCGAGAAGCCGGCGGCCGAGCTCGGGCGACGACTGGTGGCTGGAACGTAGAAGGAATGACCCGATGAGACACCAATGGACGATTCCGTTCCACGCCTCCCAGGTAGCGCGGCTTGCGGAGGCGCGGCTCGCGTACCACCGGGTTCGCCTCGACGCCTGGGAGGCCGAGCACAAGCAGGCGCAGTCCGAGCTCCAGGCGAAGGGCGTGGAGGTCCGCAGCTACGACGTGACGGGCGGGCAGCGCCAGGACGTCACGATCGATCCGGTGCTCGCGAAGCGTCTCGGCGAGTGCCAGGCTGCGATCAAGAAGCACCAGACCGCGATCGACGAGCTGGAGCGCTGGCACCGCGTCCTCCGGGACCGCGACAGCATCACGCTCGACCTCACCCAGGACGACCTGGAGTTTTTCGGCGCGTGAGCGGCGTTCGGTTCCAACGCCTCTTCATCCGCGGGTTCAAGTCGTACTCGACGGAGACCGTCTGGGAGATCTCGCTCCGACGCGACGGCTTCTTCCTCGTGAGCGGCGAGAACGGGGCCGGCAAGAGCTCGCTCGCGGGCGCGCTACTCTGGGTGCTGTTCGGGAAGACGGAGCGCGGTTCGAAGGCGTCGACGATTGTCAACCGCTCCGGCCAATTCCTGACGTCGGTCGCCGTCGACCTCGTCGTCGGCGACCGCGACTGCAGGCTGACGCGCACGCAGAACCCCAACAGCCTGACGCTCGCGGAGAGCGAGGGATGGGCCGACGCGCGCGTGGTGACCCAGGACGAGGTCGACGCGCTGCTCGGGATCTCCTACGAGGGTGCGCTCCTCACCTTCGTCTTCGGGCAGTTCAACGCGTTCTTCTTCGACCTGAGCCCGACCGAGAAGCTCGCGTTGCTTTCCCAGTTCCTGGAGCTGGATCCCTGGATCGAGGCGAGCGATCGCGCGAAGGCGGCCGCGCGCGGGCTCTCCGTGCAAGTCGAGGCCGCGCGCCGCCAGCTGTCGGCCGGCGAGGCCCGCGTCGAGCTTTTGGGGAGCGCGATTGAGGACACGAAGACCCGCGCCGCGGCCTACGAGGGCGAGCGCAAGACCCGCGAGGACCGCTGGCTCGCGGCGCGCGAGGCGGCGGAGGACAAGGTCGAGCTGCTCGTCGACGAGCTGGAGCGCTCGGCCTCCGAGGTCGCGCGGTTGGAGGGCGAGATCGCGAAGGCGCGGGACGAGCTCCTGCGCGAGGACGAGCTCCTCAAGCGGGCGCGCGAGCGGGTCGGCGGGCTCCACGTCGCGCGCGCCAATGCCGAGGACGCGCTCAAGGCGCTGAAGAAGCGGCGGGGCGACGTCGCCCGCCTCGAAGGGGACTGCCCTACCTGCTTGCGGGAGGTCACCGCGGATCATCTGGAGCGCTCCCTGGCGAAGCTCGACGGCGAGCTCCGGGGCCTGGCGGATCGCGCGGATGCCGCGAGGCGCGTCGAGGTGGAGGCGATCGAGGCGCGGGACGAGATCGAGAAGCGTCTCCGCGCGGTCGACGCTCGCTTCACGCGCGCCCAGAATCACCTCAACACCGCGACGGCCGACCGCAACGCGGCGTCGCACGACAAGGCCCGCGCGCTCGCGCAGTTCGAAGAGGCCAAGCGCCGGTTGGCGGAGGTCGACCTGGAAGCCAACCCCTACGCGGACCAGCTCAAGACCCAGAAGGGCGAGCTCGACAACGAGAGCCGCGCGGCCGCCGTGCGCGCCGAGGAGGTCGAGCAACTCGGGAACCACCAGGCCCTCGCCGAGTTCTGGATCAAGGGCTTCCGGGACATCCGGCTCTGGGTCGTCGAACAGGCGCTCTCCGAACTCGAACTCCACGTCAACAACGCGATCTCCGAGCTCGGCTTGCGGGGCCACTCGATCCGCTTCGACATCGAGCGTCCGAAGGCGGACGGGAGCGGCGTGATCCGCGGCTTCAGCGTGCTTGTCTACGCGCCCGGCCACCCGGATCCGGTTTCCTGGGAGAGCTGGAGCGGCGGGGAGACGCAGCGTCTTCGGATCGCCGGCGCGATCGGGCTGTCGGACCTCGTCTGCGCGCGCCGCGGTTTCCACCCCTCCGTGGAGTTCTGGGATGAGCCCACGGCGCACCTGAACTCCGCCGGCGTCGACGACCTCGTAGAGCTGCTCGGAGTGCGGGCGCGCCAGCGCCGGCGCCAGGTCTACTTGATCGATCACCGAGCCATCGACGCGGGCGACTTCGACGGCGAGATCCGCGTCCGGAAGTCGAGCCTCGGTTCTCAGCTCGCCTACAACTTCAACGTCACCTCCCCCGACCACAAGGAAGGCTATGCCGCGCAAGCGCGTTGACACGGTCCGCGACGAAGCGGCCTACAAGAAGGTCCTGGAGATCCTCGACGCCGAGGGCGGCTTGAGCGAGTGGGAGGTCGGCTTCGCGGAGAAGATCGTCGAGGAGATCGAGGCGGGGCACCTGATGACGCCGAAGCAGAACGCGAAGCTGGACGAGATCCTCGGCGAGCTCGACGGCGTCGAGGAGCGCGATCGCGACCAGACCCAGCAGATGGAGGAGGACTAGGATGCACGGCGGCAGCTTCGTGAACCCCCAGCCGGCGATCCCCCAGGAGCTCGAACGCCGGCGGATCGTCCGCCTCGCGTTCTCCGCGGCGCACAGGGTGTTGGACTCGCCGCGCTGCGGCTTGATCCACGGCCACGACTTCGTCGTTTGGGCCCACTTGGTCCCCATCGAAGGGATCTCCGCGCGGGTAGAAGCCGACGCGGACTTTCGCCAGGACGCGGAGATCGTCCTGCGACGCGAGCTCAAGTCACACTTGCTGCTCCAGCAGGGCGACCCGCTGTTGAATCCGTTGGAGGAGGGCGCCTCGGCGCGCCAGGAGCACTGCGACCGCTTCCGGATCAAGGAGCTCGATTTCGCGCCGACGTTCGAGGGACTCGCGCGACACCTCTTCGGTCTGTTCGGCGCGCCCGCGCTGGCCGGCGGCTTCTACGTCGTCAAGGTCGCGGTCTTCAACGCCCTCGACGAGGGCGCCAGCTTCGGATTCGAGCCCTGATCGCTCAATGATTCGGGCGTATAGGAGAGGTCGTGCGACCCCGAGCTCGCGTGCGACCGCCGAAGGAGAAGAAGACCGGGCGGGAGTCCAAGCTGCTCTCGCCGGCGCTCATCCGACAGATCGCCGGGCTCATCCAGCGAGGGCTCCCGTTCGATGTCGCCTTCGAGTACGTCGGGCTGCACGCCCAGCGGTACTCGGAGTGGCTGGCGATGGGGAACGCCTTCTTGATCTCCGGCGAGCCGGCCGCGCACGAGGTCTACGGCGACTTCGTGCTGGCTGTCCGCAAGGCCAGGGCCGCGTATATCCTCAAGCGCGTCGACCGCATCCACACCTCGTGGGAGTGGCGGCGCGAGCTCGCGCTCCTGGAGCGTCGCGACCGTCGCAACTTCGCGCGGATCGAGGCTCCCGGGGGCGTTCCCGAGTCCCTCGACCCCGACGAACGATTCATCTGACATGAGCGCCAAGCAGTTCCAGATCACCACGCCCGACGGGACCCCGGCCAACACAGTGGTCGTCGATCGCCAGACGGGCCTCGCCGTCCAGGACATCGAGCAGATCGACTTCGAGCCACTCACGCCCAACACCCCGCTCCGCGGCCGCGTTCGCTACACCAGCAGCGTCGTGGAAATGGCCGACTTCTCGATCGGCAACTTGGTGATCGACGCGCTCCCGCGCGCTGTCGTCGAGCGCGAGTCGGCGGTCGCCGCCGGCGCCGCGCCCGCGCGTCTCACCCAGCCGCACCACGAGTACGGCGAGGACCGGGAGGACTAGGCCCATGTTCGGTGACTTTCTCTCGTTGGAAGAAATCCTCGCCGGGGTCTCGTACTCCTGCGAGGCCGAGCGCGAGTGCTTCACGACGCGCAAGGACGACCCGGCGTTCGACGCCGCGCGCGGCTGGTTCCTGCTCGCCCGGAAGGCGGGCCTCGCGCTCCGTCGGAGGTCCGCTTGAACCGCCGCGAGCTGCTCCCGGCGCTCTCCGTGGCCGCGCTCGCGTTCCCGGTCCCGAGCGCGGCCCCGCGCCACTCGTACGAGCGGTGGACGGTGCGCTGGGTCAAGGAGGTCTGGAACGAGCTCAACGCTTGGGGCAAGCGTCCGGAGTGGATGCCAGAGCTCCACTCGTTCCGCGCCTACCTCGCCTCGATCGGGGCGCGCGAGATGGGGCACTACGTCGGCGCCCACGAGCTCGCGCGCATCGTCGTCGAGCGCGACTTCGACAGCGCGGACGAGGCTCTCGCCTACGTGGGCGCGCTAGTCCGGCGCCGGGACGAGCTGCCGGAGGCGGGCATCGTCGAGGCGTTCGCCTACCGCGCGCAGTAAGCGTTGAGTGGTACTGCTCGCCGGAGCCGCGCCCCGCTTCTGGAGCCAGGACGACCCGGTCCTCAGTCCAACTGGTGAGGTCGTTCGCGGCGGGATGCTCCCCCACCAGCGGCAGTTGTGGGCGCTCCCCAACTTCATCAAGGTACTCGTCGCCGGCTTCGGGGCCGGCAAGACGATCCTGCTCTGCAAGTGGGCGATCGCGAGCGGGCTGGAGAACGCGCCGGCGCCGATCGCGGTCGTGTCCCCGACGTTCACGGACGCGCGCCGCACGCTCATCCCGACGATGCGCGAGCTCCTGGCGGGGAAGCAGACGCTGCTCGGCCACGCGTTTCGCTGGCACTTCCACGAAACGCACCACGTTTTCACCGTCTGGTACCACGGGCGCGTCGCGCGCATCGAGGTCTACTCGGGCGAGGACCCCGACCGCCTTCGCGGCCCGAACCTAGCCGCGGTCGGGACCGACGAGCCCTTCATCCAGAAGGAGGCCGTCTTCACGCACACGATGGCGCGCATCCGCCATCCGGCGGCGCGCCGGCGCGAGATGGTCCTGACGGGGACGCCCGAGCAGCTCAACTGGGGCTACGAGCTGTGCGTTGGAGACCTCCGCGAGAAGAACGACGTGGGGGTGGTGCGCGCGACCTCGCGCGACAACCCGATCACGGTCGCGACCGGCTACGTCGACCGGCTTGAGACGCTGTACGACGAGAAGACCGCCCAGGCGTACCTCGACGCGCGCTTCGTCAGCCTCAGCAAGGGCCAGGTCTACTACAACTTCGATCCGATGGAGAACGAGGTCGAGCTCGCGCGGCCCGAGGACGCCGAGCTCGGGCTCGGGATGGACTTCAACGTCAACCCGATGGCGATGAGCGTGTTCTGGAAGCGCCGCGGCCACATCCACTTCATGCGCGAGTACGAGCTTCCGAACGCCGACACCGAGCTCGCCTGCTCGATCGCGCGCGAGCACTGGTGGGACGCGGGCCTGCGCGACGTCTACCCGGACGCGACCGGCCACCGGCGCCAGACCTCCGCGCCGGGCGGCAAGAGCGACTTCCACTACATCCGCGCGGCTGGCTTCAAGATCCACACGGCGCTCTCCGCGGAGGGGAAGCCCGTCAACCCCGAGCGCAAGGATCGCTTCAACGCCGTCAACGGGCGCTTCAAGCCCCGCGGTTCTGGAGTTCAACTCACGATCTCGCCCCAGTGCAAGAAGCTGAAGAAGTATCTTCTGGGGTACGCGCACGAGACCGCGCACAAACAGGAGTCAATGAGCCACCTTCTCGACGCGTTCAGCTACCCGGTCGCGTTCCTCTTCCCGGTCTATCGGGAGGTCGTCAACGTCCGGCGCCTCCAGGGGGCTTGAGTTGTCGCTCGGCTCCCTCCTCAAGCGTCTGTTCCGCGACGGCCGCGCAGAGCCCGTCGAGGACTGGATCATTCAAGTACCGTTCGACCCAAAGCTGCGCCGCAGCGACTACCGGAGCCCGTTCTACCCCGCCATGGCCCAGATTCCGCCGTCCCAACCGCCTCCGCTCTCGATCGACCCGGGTGAGATCGACATCCTGGAGCGGAGGCTCCGCGACTACGCGCCAGGGATCGACCGCGCGCTCAGCATCCTCAACTGGCTCCGGCGTCTCGCGCACGCGTTCGAGGCCCTCAGGATCGCCGAGGAGCGCTACCCGGGGTGCGCTTGGAGCATCCTCGACTCTAAGCGCCCGACGCTCGTCTGTCGCTACGAGAAGCGCGAGGCGCGCGTCTCCGCGGATCACGGATTCAAGCCGAAGCTCCACAACGACATCGTCTGGGCCGCGACGCAGGTCCTCTGCGCGCTTCCGGCGATGGACCACAAGGAGGACACGCTCGTCTACGCAACCGGCCTACATCCGAAGCGCGCCGTCGACGACCCGGACTGCAAGTACCCGCTTCGCAATCCCGAGAAAGTTGTCGGCAAGACGCCCGAGCCGGGCGCGGAGCTAGGCTTCATCCGCTCCGTTCAATCGATGCAGCGGATCACGCAGACGTTCGAGTCGCCGTGCTGCGGCTCCTGGGACAAGCTCGAAGCGTTCGTCCAGCACACGGACGACGCGTTCCGCTGGCGGGCCGTCCCATGCAAGAACTGCGGGAACGTCTTCTCCGTCTCGTGGGCGCGCCACCGCAAGCACTCCTCGTGACCGCCCCGAAGCATCTTCAAGCGGCCCCGCTCCGGACCTTGATGCGGCGGCTCCGGGAGCACGCGCCGCTCCGCGCTCCCGTCCGTCTAGTTCAAGCGCGCGGCGTTCAAGTCGCCGGCGAGAAGGTGCTCGGTCGCGCTTGCTGCTGCACCCGCGGAAAGCGCGTCAAGCGCTTCCGCATCATCGTCGATGCCCGCCTCCCGCTCGGCGAGCTGTGGGACGTCATCATCCACGAGTGGGCGCACTGCCTCGATCGCGAGCGACGATCCCCCGGGAGGGACGCTCACGATTCAAGATGGGGCAGCTGCTACGCGACCGCGTTCCGCGCCAGCCGCGGGGATTGAGTACAGTTCAATGATCGTCGGAACAGGAATCTTGGCGGTTGAAGTCGCCCCGCTCCTCGAAGCGCTCAAGCGCTCGCCGAGCGATCTCGCCATCGCGGCCGGCGTCGTCATTCAGGAGTGGGAGCCGGTGGTGCGCGCCTTCGAGCTCCTCCGCCACGCCCAGAAGCGCTACCCGAGTCGCCTGTGGAGCCTCGCGCTGCGAGCGGACAAGGGGCCGTACTTCGTGCTCGTCGCCAGCACGGCGGACGGGCGACAGGCGATCGGGCGCGCGTCGCTCGACCGCCTCGCTTCAATGGACGCGGAGCTCTCGATTCAGCCGAAGGAGCCGGCGGCCAAGGCGAGAGTCTTGAAGTCCCTGGCCGAGGCGGAGTACGGCTGCGCCTTCGAGTTCCTGCGGCTGGCGCAGGATAGCTACCCCGATCGGCTCTGGTCGCTCCGCTTGCGGAAGGGCGGGCAGATCGACCTGGTGGGCTCCTCGAAGATCGGGCGGTGGTGGGAGTCCCCGGGCGACGCGCTCATCCCGGAGGAGGCGCGCGAGGGGACGCTGGCGGCGATCGACAGCTGCCTCGGTCGGCTGGAGGCGGAGCACGCGTGATGCGCGTCTACCACGAGCCGGCGGCGCTTACCCCGGCGACGTACGAGGAGCGCATCGAGCACCTGACGGTCGAGTCGAGCGGCGGCGGCGCGTTCGGCATTCCGACCGAGACGACGCTGGTTCCGACGGGCGAGATGTTGGTGACCGTCACGTACCGCTCGCCTTGCTGTTCTCGGGCGACCGAGGTCTCCGCGAGGATGCGTTGCAACACTCGGTTCTGGTTCTGGTCCGGCGTGTTCTGTCTCTCGTGCGCAGGGCGCTACATGGTACTCTGGGAGGCGAAGGCTTGAAGCGCGTCTCCGCTCGACGCCGCCGCGCTCTTCACTTCGTCTCGCGCGCGCAGAAGCGTCGCTGGGCGTCGCACCGCCGGCGATTCAACCGGAGGCTGAGCGATGCCACCGCGCCCTTCCTGCCGCTCGCGTCGGATCTCCGCGCTTGGCGCGCGTCGTTCGACTTGGAAGAGGTCTTCGCGGAGAGGACGCGTTGAACCTCGCCAAGTTGAATCGCTGGGCGTCGCGCGCCGTCCTCGACGCGCGCCTCGCGCACATGCGGGATCGCCACGAGCTGCCCGTCGCAATTGAGCTCGATGCGGATACGTTCGAGCGCTTGCTCCTGGAGCAGCCGCACGCCGGCAATGACCGGTTGTTCGGGATGGAGCTCCGAATCGTGGAGGACCCGCGTTGAAGATCGAGATCAAGCCCGCGCTTCCGCTTCAGCCGCGCGAGATCCGGCTGGAGGCGCAGGGCGAGGCCGAGCGCCAACAGCTCGCGGCGCTCCGCGACTTCCTGTTGCGCTACGGCGCGCTCGCGGTCGAGGAGCTCGCCTGCTACGCGGACGCGCGCCGCGACGACGGGCCGCTGTCTGGCGCAGCCGAGGCGATGTGTCGCTGCGAGGCCGTCCTCGCGAGCGAGACCGAGCTCCGCGGCGGGGCGCGCTGGGTCCACCTCAAGTGCGGCGGGCTGTTGACCGCGCCGGACGAGACGGTCGCCGAGGGGCTCCGTCGTATTCGAGGAGCGAAGGAGAACTGAATGAACCTCGGGATCAACGAAGCCAAGCTCGTCTTCAAGAACTCGGCTCTGCGCGTCGTCGCGACCGGGCGTCCCGGCTACGCGGTCGAGCTGACGGTCGAGCGCCGCATCGAGGACAAGCTCGGCGGCGAGTCCTGGGTTGACCCGACCGACGCGGACCTCGGCTCGGGCGCGTCGCTCGGGCAGATCAACCTCGTGGCCCAAGCGTTCGCGGCCCTCGCCAAGGAGGTCGCGGAGCAGGAGAAGCTGCTGGAGTTGATCGAGGGCGACGCCCGCGCGCTCGGCTGGGACGGGCGGAACGACGCCCCCGGCTTGCGCAAGTTCCTGCGCGAATTGAAGGAGGAGCGGGAGCGGCCGCGGCCCGCTCAGCCGCGCGCGTCGTGAAGTGCGCGCGGCACGAGTGGGTCTACATCGCGGTCGAGTTCGCGATGCGTCGCTATTGCCGCTACTGCCGGGTCACTCAAGTTCTCTCTGTCGCGGTCGAGTTGGGCTTGATGGAACACCCGCGCTGGCGAACGGACCTGAAGACCGTTCGTTGATTCTCGCCCGAGCGTAGAACTCGGGCATGGTCCAGCAGATCCAGCTCCAGGATCCACCGCAGCACGAGTACGTCCTGCAGGCGACGTTCCCCAGCCGCTCCGCCGGTCCGTGGAGCGTCGAGGGCTTCCCGACGGACTGGCGGCTCGTCGTTCCTCCGACGCGCGCCGGCGGCCCGAGCGTCTTCGAGGTCAACGCGCTCGTCCCCGGCGGCCGCGGCGACTTCAGCCTCGGGCACGCCGTCGTTCCCGGCCCCGGCGTCGAGCTCGCGCGCCTCGCGTTCGACCCGGCGACGCTCAAGCTCGCGGTCGACGGCTCGACGTTCACGCTCACGAGTCGCGCGTGGTTGAAGCGACTCCACCGCCGCGGCCGCGTCGAGGTCACGGCCGCCTTCCACCGCGACCTCGGCGTCTACGGCGACGCTGAGTATTGGATCGACGCGCGCGCCGGCTCGCGCGAGCTCGACGTGACGCTCCTGTGGCACCGGGCGATGCCCGGGCCTGACTTCCGAGTCTCCTCGGCGCGGCTCGTCGTTCCGGACGGCGCCAGCTGCGTTGAGCTGATTCCGGATCCGGGGCAGGATGGTCCGATCCTCGCCCCGGGTCTCTTCCCGCAGCAGTTCGCGCGGGTGTTCCGCTTCGCGATCGTCGCCGCGGGCGCGACGCCCGAGCGCGCCCACGTGGGAACGGGCGATTGGACCGCGGAGGGCTTCCTGCCCGCTGGCCTCCCGATCCCGAAGGTGGACGCGGTCGACTACGCGCCCGCGCTCGCCGAGGCGCGCTGGCGCCTCGCGAACCTCCTGCCGAGCCCAGAGTGGGGCGCAACGCCCGTCTCGCCGCTGTGGCCGGCGAAGGGCGTGCGCTCGGGCAGCGAGGCCGGGGGCGAGGACCGCTACCCACTCGACGGCTCGCGCTGGGCCGCCTCGCGCGGCGACCCAGACGCGCACGAGTGGTACCTGATCGAGCAGCTGCGGAACCTGAGCCGCGCGCGCATCCGCCTCGGGCCGAACGGAGACCCGCTTCAGCTCCCGGCGAGCGGGGGCGAGTGGGACTTCTGGGACGGCTTCCTCGCCGGGCACGATGCGCCGTGGAACTGGAGCTCGTTCGCGACGCTCTCCGGCCCCGACGACCCGCGCGCCTTCGCCGACTACGAGGTCGGCGGGATGATGCGGCGGTTGAATGAGAACTGGGCGCTCGTCTGGCTCGCGAACGACCCGCTGGCGCGCCTCCTCACGCTGGAGGGCGCGACGCGCGCGCGGCTCACGTTCTACGAGGGGAGCGGGCGCGCGCACCGCCTCGACGTCCCCGCGGTCTCGGGGCTCGGCTCGGACTACGGGATCTGGCAGGCGAGCGCGGCCCTCGCGATCGCGCCCGCGCGCGCCCTGGGCGACCGCCAGTACGAGACGTGGGCCGCGACCTACCTCGCCCACCTCCGCGCGGCGCAGATGCCCTCCGGCTGTTTCTACGCGCACGAGGGCGGCTATCCGGCCGACCGCGATCCGTTCTTCAACCGCTACCTGCTCCAGGGCGGGGCCGAGTTCGCCTATTCAATCCTCGCGGCCTACGAGCTCGGGGACGAGGCGCTCGCGCGCTCGGCGATGCGCGGCGTCGAGGCGCTCGCCTCGGACGACGACGACCCGGGGTTCTACTACTTCACCGCGACGGGCCTCGCGGGGAGCTCGACGCGCTACCTCCGGCAGCACCCCGCCGGCGCCTCGGACGCCCAGGCTTGGCCCGCCGCGCTCTACTCGGGGATGGGGGTCCCGGGCGGGGGCGGGTACTACACCGCCTGGGACATGGGGTACGTGGTCGCGCTGGCTCTCGCGACGGGCGCCCCGGAGGGAGTTGAACTATCCCGGCGGTTCGCCCCCGGGGGCCTCCCGGAGGTCCAGGGATGGGGACTTGAAGCCCCGAGCGCCCAGACGGGCGCGCCGTTCGAGCAGTGGGGAGTCATGCGGGGTATTCTTCAACGGTAGCCGTCCCCGTCCCCGAGCCGCCCCATGAAGATCCTCGCCTCAACGCTCTTCTTGCTCCTCGTCCTCGCTCTGGCCGTGACCTGCGCGCTCGCGCAGTCCGACGCGACCGCGCCCGATCCGCAGCTCACGGTGCCGATGCCGGTCTGGTGGCGGGCGACGCGGACCGCCGTCAAGCAGAAGGGCGCGCGGCGCATCAGCATCGCGAACGGGCCGGCGACGCCGCGCGACTGCCTCTTGGTGGTCCTGGATGACGGCGGACAGGAGGACGTCGACGAGCTCCACGCCGAGGGCTGGACGCCCACGCTCGACCAGATCGGCGCCCACGGCATCGTGTTCGCTCGCGCGCGGAGCAACCCGGTGTGCTCCCCGGCGCGGCGCTCGCTGTGCCTCGGAACCTGGTACTTCAACGAGAGCGGGATCGGCTGCACCGCGATGCCCGGCGCGGAGCCGCCGCTCGCGGCGGTGACGGTCGCGGACCTCGCGCTGAGCGCCGGCGTCCTTCCGCTCCTCGACGGGAAGTGGCACCTGGGTGGCGATCCGAACGGCGGAGCGTTCGAGGGCGCGCCGAGCGCCCAGGGCTTCATCGGCACGCCGTCGACCTGGACGCCGGGCAACATGAACTCGCCGGCCGGCGGCGAGGGCTCGTGCGGCGGCGCGGGGTACTCGAATTGGTACCGCGTCGTCGTCGGACCAAGCCCGAGCTCAGGCTTGGTGCAGACGTTCGAGCCGCTGGAGATCGAGCAGGCGCTGACGTCCTGGTGGCTCGCGAACGCGGGCACGCCGCGCTTCGCCGTGTGGTCGATGTCGATGCCGCACGCGCCGTTCATCACGGTCCCGCCGAGCTGTCGCCCGCCCGGCTACTCGCCGGTCACCGTGACCGATCGCGATCGCTACAAGATGATGCTGGCGAGCTGCGACTACCAGCTCGGGCGCTTCCTCGCGGCCGCTGGCATCGACCTCGCCGATCCCTTGAGCCCGCTCGTGATCGTCGTGGGCGACAACGGGACGCCGCAGCAGGTTGCTCCGGACCCGACGCGCGCGAAGACGACGACCTACGAGCGCGGGATCCGCGTGCCGTTCGTGATGGGCGGGGCGGGGCTGGCGTCGCAGGTCTCGAATCGGCTCGTCCACCTCGCGGACGTGCTGCCGACGCTGGCCGACTACTGGAACGTGCCCGCGCCCGCGAGCATCGACGGGGTCAGCGTCTTCGGGCCTCCGCGCCCGCCTGTTCTGTGCGGCCAGGGCGGCGGCTGGTTCGGCGGCGACCCGACGGTGCCGGGCGACTGGTGTGCGGTCGGCGCGTTCCAGGGCGGCGCCTGCTACAAGCTCCGTCGCCACGGGCTCCCCAACACCGCGCCGGTCGAGGAGTTCTACGACCTCAACGCCGATCCGAACGAGCTCGCGCCGCTCGCGCCCGCCATCCTCACGGGCGGCCCCGCGCTCGCGGCGCACTACCTCCACAACCGCTTGTTGAAGGCCGGGGTTCCCTAGCTATGAGCGTTGCAATGGAGCTCGGTGCGTATGACGAGCAGTGGCTCGAATCGCTGAGACCGCCGTCGGAGGTTGTGTGAGAGTGGGACTACATCTCGTGGGTCCACGAGCAAGCATTCGAGCATCCAGAGGAAGCCTTTCCAGACGCTGCGCGGAGAGAAGACGATGAGTGCTGACTGCTGCGACGATCCCCGCCACCCCCACGACTCCGGGCTCGCGTACTGGGCGCTGCTCGCGGCGCTCGCGCTGCTGCTGGCGTTCGCCGTGATCGCCTCGGGCTGCACGCAGGTCGATCGCCGCACGACGCTCGCAGGCTCTTCGCCCCCGCTCCCCGACGAGCTTCCCGGCGCCTACGCGATCGACTGGAACCCGACGGCGGGCGGCCCGCGCACGATCGCGAGCGGTGGGCTCGACGTCGACGTCGCGACGTTCGACCACTTCCCCTGCTTCTCGCTCGCGGGACAGACCGCGGTTGGGGGCACCTACGACTACGACCTCGCCGGCCACTTCCACTGCGAGGCGAAGACGCTCGGCGGCGATACCAAGGTCACGGTCGACGGCGCGTTCAGCTCGGACTTCTCGATGAGCGGGACGTACGAGGTGCGCTTCCTCGGGAGCCTGTGCGAGGCGGGCGTCATCCAGATGCGGAGGAGCAATTGATCCCGACGAACTTCGCCGAGAGCAACGCGACGCTCGCGCCGCCGGAGGGGATGACGGAGGACGAGTGCGGGACGCTCTTCATCCACCGGGGCAACGACGGGCGCTACCCGGTCGTCGTGACCTGCTGGAAGCTCACGCCGTCGGATCTTCTAGCGATCCAGCAGACCGGGCGCATCTGGCTCGTCTGCGTCGGACGCACCATGCCGCCGGTCCAGCTGACCGGCGAGAGCCCGTTCCCGCGCCGGACCGCGACCGGCGACGGCGCGTCGGGGGTCGCCAGTTGAACCCGCACCCCGAGCTTCTCAAGCCGCTGCCGCAGCCGACGAAGCCGCTGCCGGTGATCCGCGCGGAGGCGCGCGCCGGGATGACCGACGCGCAGCGCGCCGTGTGGGACGAGGCGCGGCCGCTCGACTCGCTGCGCTTGAAGCGGGCCGAGGAGCGGCGGAAGCGGCGGGACTGGAAGCGCTGGATCGCGAGGGGTGGGCGTTGAGCGTTCTCTTCGGAGGCGCCGGGCCGCCGCTCGCGACGCCGCGCCGGCGAATGCGCGCCGTGGTCGAGCTCGAAGACGGGGTGCGCGTCGTCCTGGAGCGCGACTTCGAGGCGAGCTCGCCGGAGCTCGCCTTCGCGCGGCTTGGCTCTTGGGTTGCGCGGACCTTCGGTGGGTCCGGGGCGGAGCCCCGCATCGTCGAGGTCTCGATCCAGCTCTAGGGCCGGATCTAGGCCGCGCGCGGGCGTATAGCTCAAGCGCGCGTGGTACGCAGCAGCTTCATCGTCGTCGCCAAGAACGGCGCGCGCTACGGCGCGAACCACCTCTCCCTCTCGTGGAAGACCGGGGAGAGCGGCATGCGAAGCTACTTGAGCTTCATCAGCTCCGGCGTGATGGTCGAGCTCGCGGCCGAGGACGTCGAGCGGGTCGAGTTCAGCCCCGCGGGCGCGAGCTACTGCTCCGAGTGCGACGGCGGGCTGGCCCATTTCGTCGGTGCCGGCATCCACGCGGACCCGAAGCCCTAGCCGATGCCGGTCGACCAGAAGCACCCGCTGTTCGACGCGGCCGCGCCGGCCTGGGACCGGATGCGCGCGGCGATCGCGGGCGAGGACGCGATCAAGGCCGCGGGCAAGCGCTTCCTGCCCGAGCTCGACGGCCAGGAGCCGGACGAATACGCGGCCTACCTCCAGCGCGCGACGTTCTACGGCGCGACCGGGCGCACCAAGGTCGCGCTCGTCGGCGCGTTATGGCGCAAGGCGCCGCGCGTCGAGTTCCCCGCGCCCGACGTCCTGAAGCGCATCGGCAAGGCCGGCCGCTCCTTCGACGATCTCGCCAAGGAGGCGAGCGACCAGGACGTCTCGATCGGCCGCGTCGGGATGCTCGTCGACGCGCCCGAGGTCGACAACGGCCGCCCGTTCATCACGCTCTACTGCGGCGAGCGGATCATCAACTGGCGCTTCGGCGAGAACAAGGCCGGCGAGGAGGTCCCGGTCGAGATTGTGCTGAGCGAGGAGGTTGAGGAGCGCGATCCCAAGGACCAGTTCAAGGTCGCGTACGTCGAGCGCTTCCGCGTGCTGCGCCTCGGCTTCGCGGAGGCGCCGGTCGGCTCGGACGGGAAGGTCAACGCGCCGATCCAGGAGTACATCGACAGCCGCGTGCGCGAGGCCGACCTCACGGAGCCCTACTACTACCAGGAGCTGTGGGCCAAGGTCCAGGGCGCGCCCGGCGAGAAGCCGCAGCTCGTCCTCGATCGCATCATCATCCCGTGGATGAACGGCGGGCGCCTCCTGCGGGGGATCCCGTTCGAGTGCGTCAACGCGGAGGGCCTAGGACTGGAGCCGCAGCAGGCGCCGCTCGACGCGCTCTCGGCCTCGAACCTGAGCCACTGGCGGAACTCGGCCGACCTCGAACACGGCGCGCACTACACCGCGCTGCCTACGGCCTGCGTCTCGGGCGTCAACATGGACGAGGAGCCCGAGGGCGCCGCCTACGACGGTCCGGTGACGAAGGCGACGGCCGCGGTCCAGCGGCCCAAGGGCGGGCTCAAGATCGGCTCGGTGCGCGCCTGGGTCTTCCCGAACCCGGCGGCGCAGGCCTGGTTCCTGGAGTTCACCGGGGCCGGGCTCGGCGCGATCCGCCAGCTGATGGAGGACAAGAAGAAGGAGATGGCGGCGCTGGGCGCGCGCCTCCTCGAAGAGCCGGCGACGAAGGGGGTCGAGGCGTCCGAGACGGTGCGGCTCCGCCAGGTGGGCGAGCGCTCGGTCCTCGCGAACGTCTCCAACACTCTCTCCCAGGGACTGACGCGGATCCTCCAACACGTCGCGACCTGGCTCAACCTCTCGGGCAAGGTCTCGGTCACGCTCAACGACGACTTCGACACGAGCGGGATGGACCCGGGCCTCCTCGCCTCGATGATCCTAGAGGTCCAGGGCGGGCTGATGAGCTGGCAGACGCTCTACTTCAATTGCGAGCGCAAGTCCATGTACCCGCCGGGCTGGACGATGGAGAAGGAGGCGGCCGCGATCGTGGCCGGGCCGCCGCTCGGCGTCGAGGCGCTCGCGCCCTCGCAGGAGGCCGCGCGGACCGAGGCGGAGCTCGCGACGGCCAAGGCCGGGCTCGCGAACCCCGAGCCGGCGCCGGCCGCCGCGGACAAGGCGGCGGCTTGACGCCCGGTGGCCTCCTCCGCTGACCGCTACGCGGACGAGCTCGTCGGCCAGACGATTCGCGTCCAGCGCTTCGGGGAGGGGGTGCGCGGGAAGGTCGCCGCGCTCCTGACGGAGCTCGAAGAGGACCTGGAGAAGCAGCTGCGGAAGGCGCGGCTCGACGGGACGCGTGAGCCGAGCGAGCGCCTCCGCCGCGTCGACCAGCTGCGCGCGCGCGTCAAGGCGATGATCGCCGAGTCGACGCAGGCCCAGTCCTCGCTCGTGCACGGCGAGCTCGTCGAGCTCGCGGACGCGACCGGCCACAACTTCAACCGACTGTCCGAGCGCGTCTTCAGCTCGAACTTCCTCACGGCGGAGTTCACGCCGACGACGCTCGCGCGCCTAGTCGACGGGACGCTCATCCACGGCAACCCGGCGAGCGCGTGGTGGGCGAAGCAGGGCGCCGACCTGCAGACGCGCTTCACGCAGCAGGTGCGGCTCGGGATCGTCCAGGGCGAGCCCGTCGACGCGATCGTCAAGCGCATCCGCGGCGGCGAGGCGGAGTCGCGCGTGATCGACGTCGACGGGAAGAAGCGGGTCCTGAAGGTCTTCTCGGGCGGGATCATGCAGACGAGCCAGCGCGAGGCTGGCGCGCTCGTCCGCACGGCCGTTCAATCGGTCGCGAACCGGGTGATGCTCGACGGCTACCAGCAGAACGCCGACATAGTCAAGGCGCTTCAAGCGATCATCACACTCGATCTTCGCACCAGCGACATCTGCATCGCGAAGGACGGCGGCGTGTGGTACCTGGAGACGGGGCTGCCGACGCCGGAGAGCAAGGTCCGGACGCGCTTCCCGGGGCCGCCCCCGTACCACTTCAACTGCCGAACCGTCCTCGGGCCTGTGACCTGGAGCTGGGAGGAGCTGATCGACCGGAACTCGAAGCGCACGCGCGTCGGGAAGGTGCTAGACTCGGTCCCGGACGGGATCCGCGCGTCGGTCGACGGCGCGGTCGCGGGCTCGAAGAGCTACGAGCAGTTCCTGCGGGGCAAGTCCGAGAAGGAGCAGGTTGAAGCCATCGGCCGCGGGAAGCAGCAGTTGTGGAAGTCGGGCGCTATCACGCTCAACCAGCTCGCGGACCAGAGCGGCCGCGCGATCACGGTTGCGGAGTTGAAGTTGGCGAAGGCCGCGCCGGACGCGGGCGCGCTCGTCCTCAAGAAGCTCGACGAGGCCGCGAGCCTCGACGCGCTCGCCGAGGCGCTGCGTTCGCACCCGGCGCTGCGCGATCCGAGCGTGCGGATCAACATCGATGCAACAACCGACCTCGGCCAGATGCGCGACGCGTCGAAGGCGCTCGTGCGGAACCTCGACGCGCTCGGCGACGAGCTCGCGGGGATCGCCTTCGGAAAGCCGGTCGGCCACCTCCCCGCGTTCAACCTGAGCGTGATGTCGTTCCCCGCGGAGGGTCAGGCGTACGCGCGCGCGAACTGGTACAAGGGCGGGAACATCGAGTTCAACTCCAAGTACATGGCGACCCCGGCGTTGTACGCGGAGGCGGCGAAGGCGAGCGAGTCGCTGCGCTGGTTCTCGGTCCCGACGACGCCGGGGGCGACGTTGTCGCACGAGTTCGGCCACGTCTTCGACCACGCGAGCACGGGCGGGAACCAGTACCGCAGCCTGTCGCCGTTCGACGCGCACTTGAAGCATAAGGACTACGCGGGGAGCTTCGCCGAGCGCTGGGACAAGACGGTCCGCAGCTGGCTCAAGAAGACCTGGGCGGCGAGCGTCGAGGCGGACGCGGGTCTGCCCGGCTCCGGTCGGATCGGTGTTGAACTCAGCAAGTACGCGCGCGTCAACACCGACGAGCTCTTCGCAGAGGCCTGGGCCGTGATCGTCGAGCGGCCGAGAGCTCAATGGCCCGGTATAGTTCAGGAGCTCGCGGCCGAGATTCGCAAGGCGTTCGACGGCAGCGGACTCCCGATGCCGAAGATCCTCCAGTGACGACGACCTTGCCCCCGACCTGGCCCGACTACCTCCGCGGCTACGCCGCGCGCCAGGCGAGCGCGTCCGATCGGACCCCGCCGGGCGGGCTGGGACACGAGCGCGCCGGCGCGTGGCTCGCGGGCTGGAGCTCCGCCGACGAGGCGATCAAGAACGGCCGGGCGCGCATCGACGCCGCCGGCGAACTCCGACAACTCGAAGACCCGCAACGACCATGAAGCTGAAGAAACACATCAAGTCGCTGACCGACGTCCCCGAGCGCTTCCGCTCCTGGTACGACAAGGACGACAAGGGCGAATACGAGCTCAAGGACGACGTCGAGATCGACGACGAGGACCCGACGACGGCGAAGGCGAAGGTCAAGGAGTTCCGCGAGACCAACATCCGTCTCACGAACGAGCTCAAGGAGCTTCGCGAGCAGATCGGAGACGTCGACCTCGACCAGGCGCGCGACGCGCTCAAGACCAAGGCGAAGGCCGAGGAGGAGGCGCTGAAGGCCAAGGGCGATCTCGACAAGATCGTCGAGAGCCGGATGGCCGCGGCGACGAAGGAGTGGGAGCGCGAGAAGGCCAAGCTCAAGACCGACCTCGAAGCGGCGACCGTGACCGCGACGCGCCTCGGCGGCAAGGTCAAGGCGATCCGCGTCAAGGAGGAGATCGAGAAGGCGCTCACGCGAACGAAGCTCGTTCCGAAGTCCGCGGGCGCGCTCGAAGACCTCATGGCGCGCGCGGAGCGCGTGTGGAGCGTAGACGAGAAGGACGCGGTGATCGCGAAGCGCGGCGACGAGATGCTGTACGGCAAGAAGGGCGTCGACCCGCTCACGCCGGACGAGTGGCTCACCCAGCAGCTCGAAGAGGCCGACCACCTCTTCCAGCCCGGCGGCGGCGGCGGCGCCGGCGGCGGCGAGAAGGAGAAGCGCAGCCCGTCCGGCGTCCGCATCATCAACAAGAACGACCCGCTGGCGATGGGCCGCGCCGCCGAGGACATCCTCGCCGGCAAGGCGATCGCGCAGTAGCCACAGATCCCCCGGGGGCACGATGCGCGGTACCCGCCGCGTTCCGAAGGCGCGCCGCGATCGCGGGACGAGCGCTAGGAGCCCCGAGGGAGCCAACCCGCAACCCACCACGGAAGGAAGACGATGGAACAGAAGGAAGCGAAGCCGGAGCAGCCGGCCAAGAACGCGGCGCCGGCGCTCCGCGCTCTGACCGACGCGGAGGCCGAGATCGTCGACGCGCGCATCTCGAAGGTCCTGAACGGTGTGACGGCGACCGGCTTCAAGGCGATGCCGGAGCTGATCCGCAAGACGCTCCAGCAGCCCCTCTGAGCGCCCCGCGCTCGGCGACCCGCGAAGGGCCGCGCCCGGCTTCGGCTCGGCGCGGCCCTTCGGTCGTATAGCAGGGACGGAGCGGCTCCAAGCGAATGACGGCGCTGATCGGGACTGATGGGGACTGATCCGGGGTCGCTCCACCCTTGGGGCGAGCTCGCGCCGGGCGAGAACGAGGGGCTCATCCCCTGGTGCTCGCGCGCGCTCGCGGAGCTCCGCCGGCGGATGGACGCGGAGATCGCGAGCGGCCACGAGGCCCACCACCTGCGGATCCTCGTCCCGCCGAAGTTCCTGGCGATGGTCTACTCGGTCGTGTACGCGTGTCGGATCGACGAGGCGATCCGCAAGATGGAGGACGAGCTCCGGCGCGACGGCTTCTTCGTCCTTGTGAACGCCGTGGTCGAGCTCGCGAACGTCGCCGCGCCGTGCATCACCGTCTTCGCCGAGGAGGTCAGCCCGAGCATGCTCCCGAGCGCGCGGGAACCCCGGGACGGACGGTCTCGCAGGGCCGAATTCGGCGTATAGCTACTGCGGCGGTGGGCGCGGCGCGTCAGGTGCTGGCCCCCATGCGAGGAGCTCGTCCGACGGTCGGTCCACTCTCCCCCGAAGTGGTTCTCCGCCGATCCCGGACGGGCTCCGCGCTCTTGTGCTCCGCCGAGGTATAGCTTCAAGCACTTGAAGCTCGTCATCGTAGACGCCTCCTCGCTCATCTACCGGGCCGTGTACGCGCCCGCGCGGATGTCGTCCGCGGAGACGGACGAGCCGACCGCCGGCACCTTCATCTTCCTCAAGACGCTCTTCGCGCTCACGCGCGAGCTGAAGCCGACCCACCTCGCCTTCGCGCTCGACGGCGCGCGCGAGCGCAGCTTCCGCCGGGAGCTCTTCCCCGAGTACAAGGCGAAGCGGCCGAAGCTAGCGCCCGCGGACTTCGAGCGCGCCCAGGTTCAGTTCAGGCGCTGTCTGGAGCTCGTTGAGCTGCTCGGCTGCTGGATGTTCGAGGGCGAGCGCCACGAGGCCGACGACGTCGCCGCGAGTCTTGCCGATCGCTTCAGGCTCGACGCGCCGGTGGTGCTCGTGACGGGCGACAAAGACCTCGGCCAGCTCGTCGAGGACGATCCCCACGGCGATCCGTTCGGGGTCGCGCTGTACGATCCGTTCAAGAAGCAGCTGCTGCGCGCCGCTGAGATCCAGGAGCGGTGGGGCGTCCCGCCGCGCTTCGTCCCCGCGGTCCAGGCGCTCGCCGGCGACTCCAGCGACAACGTCCCCGGCGTTCCGGGCGTCGGGCCGGTCAAGGCCGCGAAGCTCGTCCAGGAGGCGCTGGTAGCGCGGTCGTTCCTCAAGGCCGGCGCGCTCAGCTGCGCGACCGTGCTCGGCGACATCAAGGCGCTCGCCCGCTCGAAGCGCAGCCCCGGGAAGATCGAGCGCGCGATCGACGCAACCGACCTCGACCTCATGCTGCAGCTGGTCGAGCTCGACCGCTCGTTGGAGTTCGACGTCGAGCTCGACGAGCTCCGCTTCGACGGCTACGACATGTGGCGCGCGGCGCCGGTCCTCAGGTCCCTCGGCTTCCGCTCGATGTTCGACGAGGCCGCTACGCAACCCACCACCCTATGAACCGACTCACTCGCTTCCTCGTCGGTCTCCTCGCGCTCTGCGGCGTCGCGGCGGCCCAGACCCCGCTGGCCCAGGTGCGCGAGCCGATCCCGCGGCCGCTTTCGTCCTACGTCCTGCGCGTCGTCGTCGCGACCGCGCCCGACGTCCCCCACGCGTTCATCGCCTCGTTTCCGAGCGTCGACGAGGTCTTCGCTCGGACGCTGGACTACGCGTACCACGAGGTGTACGCGGTGATCCCGGCGACGGCGCGCGGCCCGTTCTCGGTCTTCGCCGAGGGCCGCTCGCCCCAGCGCCCGCTCGTCGACTCGACGGCAGCGCTCGCGCCCGGCGCGATCCAGCTGGAGATCGAGGACGGCTCGTCGGTCCTGCGCGCGAGCCTGACGGGCGCCGGCGGGCGCGTGCTGAGCGACAACGCGCTCGCGAGCGTGCGGATGCGCCACGTCAACCTCGGCAAGTTCGGCTGGGCGCAGGTCTACCTCTCGACCCGCCCCGGCGCGCCCCAGGTCGACGTCGCGCTCAACTGGCACGCGGGCCGGGTCGGCGGGGGCGACGTTCTCTTCCGCTCGGCGCGGCTCCTCCTGCCCGACGGCTACCGCTGGGAGCGCAACCTGCCGGACTCGGCGATGGGCGACGGCTTCCTGGTGCGGCCGCTCGCGAGCGGCTTCCAGATCATCCCCGAGCGCGCGGAGCGCTCCTTCCGCTTCTCGGTCCTGGCGGCAGACGAGACGTACCGCGTGCCCTGGTCGAACGTCGGGACGCAGATCGGCCTCCCGTTCCTCGGCTTCCGTGCGCCGTCGTTCGACGCGGCCTCGGACGTGGACGCCTGGCGCGGCGCGCTCGCCGCGCTCGCGGCGACGGAGGACGGCCAGCAGCCCGTCGCCGCGCTGTGGCCGGCGGCCGGCGTGCAGTACGGCGGCATGACGAGCGGCCAGGACATGCACCCGCTGTACGGCGTCCGGTGGATGGCGAGCGGGCGCGTCGACTACTTCGAGCGCGACTTGATCGAGCAGCTCCGCTACCGCTCGCGCCACTGGGGCTGCATGTATGGCCTCGACGGCGCGCCGGTCTCGCTCGACGGACTCACGGGCAACTGGCGCTTCTACGACAGCCTGTTCGAGCGCGGCGAGGTCGGCCCGTTCGCGTTCAAGCCGCGCTCGCTGACCTCCGCGGCCTACAACCCCGAGGTCTTCGCGGCGATCGACGCCCAGCACCTCGTGCGGGAGTTCAACCACAATGCGGCGCTCTCCTTCGTCGGAGACGATCCGCTCTCCCAGCAGTACCTCCTGATGGAGGCGACGAAGACCAAGCTCACGTTCTGGCCGACGCCGGGGCAGCGCGCCTACCGCTGGCCGTCGCCGGTCGCCGGGCAGGGCTGCGAGATCGGGCGCGCGAACGCCTGGGGCGCCATCGTCGTCGCCCACGCGATCGCGCTCGGGGCGACCGGCTACGAGTCCTGGGTCCAGCGCTACGTCGACACGCTCGCCTCGTGCCAGATGGCGAGCGGGCTCTTCCAGATCAACGCCGGTGCGAAGGAGTCGAAGGTCCCGCCCTACGCCAACCCGGACGGGACGCCGCGCTTCTTGATCGGCTCGGGGCTGGAGGAGTGCTACCTCGCGCTCGGGCTCCACGCGCTCGCCGAGGTGAGCTCGTACGCGCGCGCTCGCGCGCCCGAGCTCCTCGCGCGCCAGGAGCGCGGGATGCGCGACCTCGCCTGGCACCTCGGAACGAGCGGCGTGTGGAGCCACTCCGCGCGCGGCCTCGCCGGGACCACGACGCGCTTCCAGACGCAGGGCGATTGGCCGCCCGAGCTCGTGTCGCAGTTGAACGCCGGTTGCCTCACCTGCCCGTACACCGACGGCTACCACCTCGGCTACGAGGTCGCTGTGCTCGGCTCCGACGAGCTCTTGATGCGCTTCGCCGGGACGTCGTCGGTCGACGCCGCGCGCGCGAAGTTGAAGGGTCTCGTCCCGTCGTTGAAGTATGGCGGAACGCCGATCGAGCAGTGGTGGCCGCTGCTCCGCTGAACGCTTTTCCCGGATTGTCCTCAAGCCCGCGCCTATAGCTAGGGGCAGACCAAGACACTCTTTGGGCCTCTCGTCGGTGACGTGAGGCCGCGTCCCTCCCCGGTGGGGATTCGGTCTTTCACGTTCCACCCACAACTCAAGTCGGAGGCTCAACAGTGGTAAACGACCTCTCAAAGGTCATTCCGAAGATCCTCGCGCTGGGGCAGCGCGTTCTTCGCGCGAACGCGGTCACGCCCCGTCTCGTCAACCGTCGATACGAGACCGAGGCCGGGCGCCAGGGGTCGACGATCGACGTGACGATCCCGGGGCTGGTCCCGGCGCAGGACGTCGTGCCTGGGATGGGCGCGCCGACCTCGCAGTCCATCGCGCCGACCACGGTGCCGATCGCGCTCTCGAAGTGGAAGGAAGCTCCCTTCGAGCTCACGGACAAGGAGCAGAACGAGATCCTGGACGGCGTGCTCCCGCTCGAAGCCGAGGCCGCGGTCAAGTCGCTCTGCGACGCCGTCGACCAGGACCTGCTCGCTCAGGCGTACCAGTCCACCTGGCAGTTCGTCGGTGACGCCAACGCCTACGTTCCGTTCGACCCGACGCTCAACAGCGGTCTCGGCTCTACGAAGACCGCGACGGACCTCAACAAGGTGCTCCACAAGGGGCTGACGCCGACCGGCGACCGCCACTGCGTGGTGACGGCCGACGTCGAGGCGAACGCGCTCCAGATCCGCGCCTTCCAGGACCAGAGCTGGTCCGGCGACATCGAGGCGATCATCAAGGCCCGCCTGAACGACCGCCTCGGGTTCCGCTGGTGGATGAACCAGAACCTGACCGCGGTCGCGCACACGGCCGGGACGCTGACGGGCGCGACCGGTACGGGCACCTCGGGTTCGACCACGGTGGCGGTCTCGACCGGCACCGCGGCTGTGCTGAACCCCGGCGATCTCATCAAGTTCGCCAACCACACGCAGATCTATGTCTGCCGCTCGGCGATCAACCTCGGCGCGACCGCCGGCCCGATCTCCCTGACGATCGCGCCCGCGCTCGTCACGGGCGTCACCGCGCAGGCGATCTCGCACCCGACGAACTTCGCGAACGGCAACGTGTATTACAACGGCATCGCCTTCTCGCGCAACGCGATCGCGCTCGTGTCGCGTCCGTTCCAGCCGATCCCCGACGGGCTCGGCTCGGTCTCGGGCTCGATCACGGACGAGATCACGGGTCTCACGCTCCGCGTCGAGCTGACGCGTGGCAACAAGACCCAGCGCTGGTCGTGGGACGTGTTGTGGGGCGCGGCCGTGCTCCGTCCGGAGAACGTCGCGCGCCTCGTCGCGAGCATCTGAACCGCGGGTTGGGGCTGGCGCTTCTTCGGCGACTCGGGAGCGCCAGCCCCGCTCCCTCCGATGGCCCGCGTTCAGGTCAAGTCCCTCGTCTACCACTACGGGGACACCTTCATCGGCTACGCCGTCCTGTACGAGGACGAGAGCGGCGCGCCGATTCCCCTCACCGGCTACTTCGCGCGCATGCGGATCAAGGCGAAGGCCGGCGGCGGCTCCGGCGAGCCGCTAGTGCTCCAGCTCGATTCCGGCGCGGGGAACGGGCTCACCATCGACGCGCCGAACGGACGAGTCAACTTCAACGCTACCCCGGCCAAGATGAAGAGCGGATCGCTGGCGCCCGCGGGCGGTGAGTACGCCTACGACCTACAGGTCGAGCTCGGGGCCGACGTCTACACGCTCATCAAGGGACCGTTCTGGGTCGACCCGGAAGTGACGGAGAGCTGAGCCTATGCCGAAATCAACCAAGCACGGAGAGGCGTACCTCAAGCTCCTCTTCTGGAACACGGTCCTCAACACGGACACGCCCGGCGGCCCGGACTTCTACGACCACTTCGGCGCGGGCTCCCAGCTCCGCATCTCGACCACGCCCGGGACGCTCTCGGCGGCGCTCCACACGGCCTCGCCGGGCTATGGCGGGTCGATGTCGACCAACGAGATCTCGTACACCGGCTACGGGCGCCTGTCGTTCGCGCGCGCCAACACCGGCGTCTTTGCCTACAACGCGTCGCCGTTCCCGAACATGTCGAACGTCGCCGACCTGACGTTCGGCGCGTACACGGGTGGGACGGGCGGGGGCGCGCGCTTCTGGAGCCTCGGACTCGGCTCGGCCGGCGCCGAGGACGTCCTGTATTTCGCGCCGATCCAGCTCACCGACGTCAAGCCGTTCGTCGTCCCCGACCTCGCGACCGACGCGACGCTCGCGAACAACGACATCGTCGCGCCAGCGCACGGGCTCGCCTCCGGCGACCAGGTCAACTTCATCGCGGCCGGCGGCGCCTCGATCCCCGCGGGCCTGGTCGAGGGCACGTGGTACTTCGTCATCGCGACGGGGCTCACCACCGACACCTTCCGCGTCTCGACGACGCTCGGCGGCTCGGCGGTCGACATCACCGGCAAGGGCGCGGGCTACTGGGCCAAGGCGCTGGAGATGGTCGTCGGAGCGAGCACCGAGCCGGTCATCAAGGCCGGGAAGCTGGTCTGCTACGAGCGCTGACTCACCCGTGTGGAGCGTCCTCCTCAACCTCGCCTCGTGCTGGAGCCTCGCGATGCCCGCGGGTGACGTTGCGCTCTACCGCGAGGTGACGGGCGGGACGACGGTGTCCTCGACGGGCGCGGCGCTCACCTTCGACGCGACCGACGCGGAGAACCGGAGCTCGTTCGTGCTCTCCGGGTCGGACGTGACCGTGCAGGAGGCCTGCCGCGTTCTCGTCCTCGGCGGAACTCGGCTCAAGAAGGTCTCGGCCGGCGCAGAAACCGGCTTGATCCGCATCGAGCACGACCCGGCCACCGGGACGTTCGGGGTGGATCACGGGGGCTGGGGCTACGGCTTCTGGAGCGACGTCAACAGCGTCGACAAGGCGCCGCTGGCCGTCGCCGGGATGCTCGACTGCGTGGTCGGCTCCAAGATCCGGCTGAACGCGCTCTCGCTCGGCGCCGACATCACGGAGGACGCCGCCAGCTCCTTCCTGCAGCTCTATCGGCTCTCCCCGGACGCGCCGGTCATCAAGGCATCCCGAACCTCCAACATCAACGGCATCGGGACTACGTACACCGCCGTTCCCTGGGACGCGGAGCAGATCAAGGACGCCTCCTTCTGGTCGCACTCGACGAGCACCAACCCCGAGAACATCACCTGGCTCGGCTCGGCCACGCGAGCGCTGCTGATCTGCGCGGTCACGATCACCAACCCGAGCACGCTCGCGGCCCGGATGGAGGGCGGGATCCACGTCCTGAAGAACGGGACCGCGCTCGACTTCACGCAGGTGACCCAGTTCATCCAGGGGAGCAACGGCGACAGCTTCGCGACCTGCCGCCTCGTCATCCCCGTCGACCTCGCGACGAACGACGTCCTCAAGGTCGAGGTCAAGGTCTTCCTGCGCGAGACCGGCTCGCACACGATGCGGGTCCAGCAGAACCGCGCGGGCATCGTTCTGATCGCGCTCCCGCCGGCGGTGGAGTGGCTCCGCGTTCGCAACGCGTCCAACCAGGGGGCGAACAGCTCCTCGGTGGACTTCCCCTGCGACACCGAGGACGAGGAGGACGCGCCCTTCACGCACTCCGGGTCCAGCTCCGAGTTCACGATCGCGCGCGATCGGCGCTTCGTCCTCGGCTACGGGCTCAACATCGACCGGACCTCGGGCTCGACCGGCGACGACATCAACTGGGAGGGCTACTTCCGGAAGAACAACGCCACCGACCTCGCCACCCGCGGCTACGGCAGCTTCAGCGAGGGCGCGGTCTCGGCGCAGGACTACAAGGACTCGACGCTGTGCGGCGCGGTCATCGTGCAGGTCGCCTCGGGCGACATCTTCGAGCTCCGCATCGACAAGATCGGCGCCGGGACGGACGCCTCCGCGGTCTTCCTCGGCGGCACCGGCGAGACCAAGTCGCTGATCTGGGCCTTCGACCTCGACGACCTCACCGGCGCGTTCTCGCGCTACGAGGCGACGGGCGAGGCCGTCTGCTCGTCCGCGGTCTGTCTGGCGCGGGCGGTGGAGGCCCGCTCCGTCGCCGAGGGCATCGCCAGCGCCGAGCTGACGAAGAAGCTGCTGGTTGAAGCCCGCGTCTGGGGCGAGAGCGGCCCGCAGACCGAGCTCTTGAAGGTGTATCGCGTCGACGCGCGAGCGCTCGGCGAGGGCAACCCGCGCGTCGAGGGCCTCCTTCAAGCGATCGGCGGCCCGACCCAGCTCCTGATCGAGGCGCGCGTCCTGGGCGAGGCGGTCCTCCGGACCGAGGTCGGCCTGCTCCGACTCCTCGAAGCGCGTGGGCTCGGCGAGTCCGTCCTCCGTACGGAGGTCGGGCTGAAGCAGCTGCTCGAAGCGCGCGCGGTCGGGGAGGGGATCCCGACCGCCTCGACCGCCCTCAAGTCCGCCTTCGAGGCGCGCTCGCTCGGCGAGGCGCTGCCCCGGGCCGAGCTCACGCTGTTCCGCCTCGCGGAGGCTCGCGCGGTCGGGGAGGGGATCCCGCGCGCCGAGCTCGTGAAGCGTCTCCTGGTCGAGGGCCGGGCCCTCGGCGAGGCGAGCCCCGCGCTGGGCCTACGGCTTGTCCTAGGCGTGGAGGCGCGCGGCTGGGGCGAGGCCCTCGCTCGGCTGGAGCCCCGGCTCCTGCGCTTCCTGGAGGCCCGCGCGTGGGGCGAGGGCCAGGGCGTGCTGCTCCTCGTCGAATCGGGCGCGCAGGCGCCGGCGCAGCTCATCCACGTTCGGCGCCGCGGCGAGGAGTTCATCGTCGTCCGCTCCGTCCAGCTGACCGAGGTCCGGCGCTCGACCGACATCGTCCGCGTTCCGGAGGAGCTCGGGTGAGGAGCCGCAAGACCACCTGGGCGGGGATCGTCGCCGCGGTCGGCTTGTTCGCGAGCGTCATCACGCACGCCTACAAATCACCCGAGGGCTTCTTGACCTCCGTCTTCGAGCCCGAGAACGCGGCGCTGATCACGGCCGCGCTCGGCGCCTTCTTCAACGGCCTCTTCGCGCGCGACGACGACGTCACGAGCGAGGGGACCCGAGCCCCGAAGAACTCCACCAAATGAAGATCACTCAACTGGTACTGATCGCGGCGATGCTCGCCGGCTGCGGCGGCGGCTTCTTCACGAAGAAGGACCCCGCGACGGGCGAGGTCGTCTTCGACCGCGCCGCGCTTCACGCCGAGTTCGTCTCGTTCAACGACGAGGCGACCGAGCTTCAACAGATCCTCCCGCCCGAGCACCACCTCTCCCAGACGATCGCGAAGACGCAGCGCGTCGTGAAGGAGATCGACGGCGCACTCATGGCGGGGGACGAGCCCCAGACGCTTCTGGACGCGCTCGACGTCGCGCTCGCCGCCATCCCGGCGGTTGAGGACATCGTCGACCAGGATCCGAACCGCCAGCTTCAGACCCGCATCGCGGTCTACGCGGCGCGCGCCTTCCTGCGTCACGTCAAGCGGATCGCGGCGCCGAGCGCGCCGGTCGACCCCGAGACGCCTCCGAGCGGGACCGTGTCCGGGTTGCCGAGCGGCCCCGTCATGGTCGTGGGCCGGCAAGGGCAACTGCTTTTGCCGGCCCCTTGATCCTCATGCTTCTTCTCGTCCTCCTGGCCCTGAAGATCGCGGCCGAGCCGCGCTGTCCCGCTGTCGTCGCGACGACGGAGCACTTCATCACCATCCAGGGCGAGTCCTCGGTGACGTTCACCTGGCAGGCGATCGTCGCCATTGTGGTCGGGATCTTCACGGTTGGGAGCGCGCTCGCGGCGCTCGGGCTGTTCGTTGTGAAGCTCTTGATCCGCAGCTCGCTGCTCGACAACAACGAGCGGCTCAAGTCGATTCTGGAGGAGAAGCTGAAGGTGACCGTGGCCGAGGTCGTCACCATGAACATCGGCAAGCTGGAGCAGCGCATCGAGCTGTTGGAGCTGCGACGTTGAGCGCCGCGGACAAGCTCTGGCACGTGATCCGGGAGGCAACCCTGTACTTCCTCCTCGGGATCGGCTTGTGCGCGCTGCACTTCGCCGTCTTCGGGCGCACCACCGAGTTCGCCGCGCGCTGGGACGGCGGGTGCACGGGCTGGACGCGCTGGCTCGCCGTCGAGAACCTCGTCGGCGCGCTGATGACCTGGTGGGCGTACTGCGCCATCGGGATCGGCGTCGGTCGGCTCCACCCGGTCGTCGACTGGGTCCCGGAGTCGCGCCTGACCGTCCGGCTGACTTGCGCGTTCATCCTCCTGTGCGGGCTGACGCACCTCTTCGGCGCCTACACGAACCTCAACCCCGTCTACGCGTTCGCCACGCACTTCCAGTCCTTCGCGGCGACGGTCTCCGACGTCGCCTCGGTCTTCGTGCTCGCGGGCCTGATCCGCGTGTTTACGCAGGTGAGCGCGGCGCGCGCCCGCGCCGAGGCGCGTCTCGCGGAGCTGGAGGCCAAGCAGCGATGAGCTCCGTGTGGCGCTACTTCCCGTTCGCGCGCCTGCGCGACTTCCACGACGGCGACACCTGCGAGGTCGAGGTCGACTCGGGCTTCGGCGCGTCGCACCGCGTGGCCGTGCGTCTCTTCGGCCTGAGCGCGCCCGAGGTCTCCGGCGCCGAGCGTCCCATGGGGCTCGACGCGCTGCGGATGGCGCGCGAGCTCGCGTGGCGGGACGGCGCCCACGTGGACGGGACGCCGGTCGAGCTGTGGACCTGGAAGGAATCGTTCAACCGCTACGTCGGCCGAGTCCTGGTCGATGGGAAGTTCGACCTCGCGCGCGCGATCCTCGCGCTCGGCGGCGGGCGCGCTTGGGACGGGAAGACGTCGCGCCCCGAGTTCAAGGAGTTCCCGGTCGCGGACCACGGGGCCGAGGTCGCCGAGTACGAGCGGCTGCTGTCGCGGGACTTCAAGCCGTGACCCAACACAACGATGCACGACGTCGAGCTCGACTCGACTCGAAACCCTAGCTGAGACGACGACCATGGCAGATCGACCCTACTTCCACCCGCCCTACCTGAGCCCCGTGAAGATGACGCCCACGCAGACCGTTCGGGACAAGGACCCGGACTCTCGCCGCGGCGAGTACCACATCGACCCGAAGGAATTCGACGCCGAGATCCACGAGCGCGTCGAGGCGCGCCCGCGCAAGGCCAAGGCGCGCGCGGCGGTCGCGACGTCGACGGCGAGCGCGGCCGAGCTCGCGATGATGACCCAGGCGGACCTCAAGAAGCTCCCCGAGTTCGCCTCGATCCCCAAGGACATCGACCTCACCTCGAAGCAGGCGCTGGTCGACGCCATCCTCAAGGTCCGCGCGGGCGCGGAGTCGGACGAGGACTGACCCTTGACGCTCGTCTCCACCCCCGCCTCGCCGAGCGCCAACGCCTACGTGAACGAGGCGACGGCGGGCTCGTACCTCACGGGCGAGCGGCTCTACACGACGGCGTGGGTGGGGGCGGACGTTCCGCGACGCGAGGCGGCCCTGATGTGGGCGACCGCGCTGCTGGACCGCGTCGCCGATTGGAACGGGCTCCGCCGGACGGTCGCCCAATCGCTGCGCTGGCCGCGCACGGGCGTCTACGACGAGGACGGCTTCGCCCTCGACTACGACACGATTCCGAAGCAGCTGGAGCGCGCCACCTCGGTGTTCGCGCTCTACCTGCTCGCGCGCGATCGCCTCGCCGAGCCCGACGTCCTCGGGCTCGGGCTGAGCGCGATCGGCGGCAAGGTCTCCCTCACGATCGACCCGAGCCAGGTGCTCGCCCTCGTCCCCAAGGAGGTGATCTTCCTTCTCGGTCCCCTCGGCACGATCCGCGGCTCCGCGTCCGGCAGCGGCGTTCGTCAAGTGCGCCTCCGGAGGACCTGATGGGAGTGCTCGATGGACCGCTCCGAACCGCGTCGCTGGTGGCGTTCTCCGTGATGGTCGGGACGTCGACGCTCGTCCGGGTCTTCAAGGGCGACTATGACCCGCGACTCGGCGAGCGCTCGACGCCCCCGGACCCGCTGCGCGTCTCGGTCCATCTCCTCGTCGAGGACTACGCGCAGCAGTTCATCGACGGCAAGTCGATCCTCGAAGGGGACGTCAAGGGCTCCTTCCCGGCGATCGAGACGACCTTCGCCCCGTCGCCGCAGACCGATCACATCGAGCGCGGCGGCCAGGTCCTGCGGATCGTCTCCGTGCGGACCTACCAGCTCGATTCCGCGTACCTGTACGAGCTCCAGCTGAGGCCCGTGTGAGCTTCGTCCAGGACATCACGAAGTTCGTCGAGAAGACGGGCCTGCGCGCGGACTTCGTGCTCCGCAAGCTCGGCTTCGACGGCTACCGCGGCGTGCTGTTCCGCAGCCCGGTCGGGAACCCGGACCTGTGGGAGCGCAAGCCGCCGAAGGGCTCGGGCTACGTCGGCGGGCGCTTCCGCGGCAACTGGCGCATCGCGCTCAACAAGGCCGACCTGACGATCACGCCCGACCGCTCCGCGGCGGCGCAGACCGGCGCCGAGCCGACGTCGGGCGAGGAGGCGCGCGCGTTCGCGGAGATCGCCAACGCGCGCTTCGGCGACTCGATCCACATCACGCAGTCGCTGCCCTACGCGAAGCCGATCGAGTACGACAAGCACTCCAGCCAGGCCCCGGACGGGGTCCTCAATCCGACGTTCGAGGAGCTCAAGACCAAGCTCGAAGCAACGGTCAAGTCCGCGGAGGAGGCGATCCCGTGACGACGATCGACGTCCGCGCGGCGCGCCAGGTCATCCGCGACGTGCTCTTGGAGACAACCCAGGAGACGTGGAGCAAGGACGACTTCCGCTGGGAGAACGAGGCCGAGAGCGAGGCCGAGTTCTACATCGCTGAGTTCCAGGAGCTCTTCTGGGAGCGCAGCTACTTCGGGATGTTCGACGCAGCGGGGCGCGAGATCTTCGCGCCGACCGCGCGGACCGGCGCCGGCGTCGAGATCGTCGCGGATGCGGCGCGGACGATCGTCAGCGCGTTCGAGCGCGTCTACGCGATCAACAGGCAGGGCATCTCGCTCTCCGTCGACAAGGCGGTGCGCGGCTCGGGTCAGACGGTCGGCGACCGCTACTCGGTTCAAGTCTCAGTCTTCTGGCGGGCCTACGCGGCGCGCGGCCCGCTCGTCATCAAATAGGAACCCAAACATGGCTATCGCTTCAGGCATCAAGACCACGGTCGAATACACCGAGGAGGCGACCCAGGGTGTGACCCCGGGCTCTCCCACGATGCAGCTGCTCCGCGCTACGGGGCGAAACATCAACCTCCGCAAAAGCGCGATCGAGTCGGCCGAGCCGAGCCTGACGCGCCAGACGGTCGAGGTCCGCCAGGGCTTCAACCAGACCGTTGGGGAGCTCGGCTTCGAGCTCACCACCGACAACTTCAACGACATGTTCCGCTTCCTGCTCGGCGGCTCGACCGCGGCGGCTTGGACCGCGTACACGGCGGTCGGCAACTCCGCCGGCTGCAACGTGACGGCGCCGTCGACGATCACGCGGACGTCGGGGAACTGGATCACGGACGGCTACCGCCCGGGCGACTGGCTCGACGGCAGCGCGTGGACGACGAGCTCGGGCGCGAACAACCAGCGCGTTCGCATCACGTCGATCGCGGGCACCGGAGCGGGCGCGATCACGGTCGACTCGACGACGCTCGTCACCGAGGCGGCCGCGGTCGGCAAGCAGTTCGTGGGCGTCGGCAAGTTCCTGAAGGTGAGCTCGGTCTTCAAGACCTTCACCCTGGAGCGCGCCTTCACCGACCTCAGCGAATTCCAGGTGTTCCGCGGCTGCACCGCCAACACCTGCCGGATGTCGGCGCGCCCGGACGCGCTCCTGACGGGCTCGTTCGGGATCCTCGGGCTGTCGGCGCTCCTCAACAACGCGTCGGCCCTCGCCACGCCGGTCTCGGCGATCGCGAACTCGCCCATGGCGACGTTCGAGGCATCAGTGATCGCGGGCGGCTCGCTCCTCAACGCCGTGACGGCGTTCGACATGCTGATCGACAACCAGCGCGGGATCCAGCCCGTGGTCGGCAGCAAGTTCTCGCCGGAGGTCTTCGACGGCACGTGCAAGATCACCGGCACGTTCGCGTCGATGTTCCAGAACGACTCCTTCATGGTGTTCTTCGAGAACGAGACGACCCTGAACCCGCTGCAGCTGAAGGGACTCGACCCCAACGGCGACTTCATCGCGTTCTCGGTCTTCCGCCCGAAGTTCACCGGCCACGAGATCGACCCGCCCACCCAAGGGCCGGTCCTCCAGCAGGTCCCGTGGCAGGCGACGCTCCAGTCCTTCAGCAACGGCTCGACGACGTTCCAGGAAGCGTTCCGCATCCAGCGCTCGACGTCGACCTGATCCCCCAGCAAGGAAGCTCATGCACTACCGCAACGGACGCGAGGCGAAGAACGGCGACAAGGTCGTCCAGATCGATGGGCTCGGCCGCGTCGCGGCCATCGGCGTGCTGTACGACGCGACGCCGGGCAACGACTACTGCAACGGCTACCTCGCGCCGGTCCAAGCCGCGCAGGTGACCGCGTGCATGGTCGACTGCCTGCACGCCGACGATGTCGCCGCGCTGCTCGCGGAGAAGGGCCTCGACAAGCGGCCCGCTGGCAAGTGAATCCCCGAGGAGGGGCAGGTCTATAGACCTGCCCCTCCTCTCTCAACCCTTGACACGAAAGCTACGACCATGGATCTCTCTCAGTTCGACACCGTCTCTGCGGCCGACCGCGGAGCCTCGCTGCAGCTCTCCCACCCGCTGACGGGCGCTCCGCTCGTCGACGAGGCGAGCAAGCAGCCCGTCACGATCAACGTGCTCGGCGCCGATTCCCACAAGTACACCGACCTGCTCCACCGTGCCAAGAACAAGGCGCGCGCCGCGCTCGCGAAGCACGGCAAGAAGGCCGTCCGCACCGCGGAGGAGACCGAGGCCGAGGAGCTCGAAGTCGCGGTGAAGTGCACCGTCGGCTGGTCCTACGTCAGCTGGCAAGGCCAGCCGCTCCCGTTCTCCGAGGCCAACGCGCGGATGCTCTACACAGAGCGTCCCTGGGTCCTCGAACAAGTCCAGGAGTTCATGGAGGATCGGACGAACTACCTGGGAAACTGATCCGGGACCTCCTGGAATACGCCGAGCACTTCTTCGCCCTGAAGAAGGAGACACTCGGCGCCTCGCTGGAGGCCCACTACCGGCAGATGATCGCCCAGTACCGCCGGAACGGGCAGCACGCTCAAGCCGAACAGATCGAGGCCCTATGCGCTCCCCCAGACGACGCCGCGCTGCCCGAGGAGGCGGAGTTCATCTGGGGGGTGTTCTTGTCTCTGCCTCGCGCGGTCTCGCTCGGG